GGTGCTGTGGCACTTGGCACTGCCTGCGATTTAACGGCTAAGGCGTTTGTCGAATTAATTTGGATGAGTCCGGATGTTAAAAAAGCCATAGGCAGTAAAAATAAACAAATCTTAACAGATGCTATTGCATTTGTATTAGCAAAATCTATCGACAAAGCGGCAGGTGCGATGATTGTACCTCAAAGTTGTGCCGCAGTGGTAGCAGGTATTGTAACAACTCTAGTAGCACAGTTGGCCTGCGAAGGAACATTACCAAGTGGTGCCCGCGAATGGGCAACTGTTGGTGCAAGTGGTTTATAATAAAGGAGCGTAAAGAATGGCAACAGCAGAAGAATACGCAAAAATGAGCGATTCAGAAAAGAAAAAAGAAGATTGGATGAATAACAAATGGCGTCCAATGATGGGTTGGATGTACATGGTAGTCTGTATGGCAGACTTTGTTGTATTTCCAATCCTATGGAGTATTGTACAAGTACACGGTGGTGGCGAAGTTAAAGCACAGTGGCAACCTATTACCTTACAGGGTGCAGGATTATTCCACATCGCAATGGGTGCTATTTTAGGTATTGCCGCATATGGTCGTACACAAGAAAAAATGGCAGGAGCCAACAACGGCGGTTTAGCATTGCCAAGTGCTAGTCCAACTCCAAGTTTTAGTGCGCCTGCATCGACACCAAGTTTTTCAGCACCAGCACCAAGTTTCAGTGCTCCAAAACCCACACCGAGTTTTTCAGCACCGGCACCAAGTTTTTCAGCACCAGCACCGGTGATGAGTAGCACAGGTAAACCAATGCCGGTACAACCTGATCAACCAGAACTATAAGGAAATAAGTTTATGAAAAAATTATTAGCATTGTTAATAGCATCTGCATTTGTTATGCCAGTAATGGCTGCAGAAGAAGCACCAAAAACAAAACGTGCCTGCGTAATGCAAAAAGATCCAAAAACAGGCAAAGAAAAAGAAGTATGTAAAACAATTAAAATTCACAAAAAACACGAAGGCACAGCAGTACCTGACAAAGCACCTGCTAAAAAGGACGATAAAAAGAAACCTGAACCAGCCAAAAAATAATCAGGCTTGACATAAATTAAAAGGTATAGTATAATTTTACTATACCTTTTTTTACCATATGAGTGATCACTATAATACATTAGGTGTTGGACGAAATGCCAACCCAGACGAAATTAAAAAGGCCTACAGAAAGTTGGCTGCCAAACACCATCCGGATCGCGGTGGGGACACCAAACGATTTCAACAAATCCAAGAAGCATACGATATCCTAAGCGATCCAGGTAAGCGTCAGCAATACGACAATCCTCAACCAGAATTCCGTTTCCATACAGGAAACATGGGTGGGTTCGAAGATATCTTTTCAAACTTTGGGTTTGGAGGTATGGGTCGTAGACAACAAGTACGAAGAAATAAAAACGTTACTATACAAGTACGCATGACGTTGAAGGATATTTTTGAAGGCAAGGAAGTAGTAGGAAGTATTCGACTACCCAGCGGTAAAGACCAAGCACTACAAATAAAAATACCTAGAGGTGTTCAACACGGCGATCAAGTAAGATTTCAAGGCCTGGGCGACGACAGTTTACCAGGAATAGCCAAAGGAGACTTGATTGCTAATATTGTTCAACTACCGGACGCTCGTTTCCGAAGAGAAGGGCCGCATCTGTTTACTGAAGCACAGATAAATGCATTTGATGCTATGCTAGGAACCACTATTATTGTAGATACTGTGGCAGATAGTCGATTAGAAATTTCAGTTCCTGCAGGAATACAACATGGACAAATGATTAATTGCAGAGGTCATGGGTTATATGAAATGAACAGACATGACTCTAGAGGTAGCATGTTTGTTGTAATTAATGTTACTACACCTAATAACTTAGAACCTGGTGACAGAGTAGTGTTAGAAAAACTACAGAGGAAATATGCAGGTCAGTGATTTCCAACTTAAAAAAGATCCGGATCCGATACTTTATCAAAAATTAGAAGATTACGATTTTTCTTGTGGACTAGATCCATATGAAATTGAACGTGTGATGATTGCCATAATGGAAGATGAATATGGTATTGGAATTTCAGCCAATCAAGTAGGATTTGATAAAAGAGTTGTAATAGTAAAACCAAAAGGACAATCGGCTTTTGCATTGTTTAATCCTGTTATTATAGAACGACACGGAGAATGTTCAGACGAAGAAGGATGTCTAAGTTTTCCAGGTTTATTCATGCAGATAAAAAGATCCGAAACTATTACTGCAAAATATCTTGACAAGGATGCAAAAGAATGTACAATTACACTATCTGGTATGGATGCCAAATGTCTTCAGCATGAAATAGATCATTTGGACGGGATAGTTTTTACTAGTCATGTCAGCAAAATGAAATTAGATTTAGCACGTAAACGTCAAAGGAAATTATTAAATGGTAGAACCAAGTGAAGAACTACAAGCAGTCTTTGAAAAAGCAGTAGAAGATTGTAAAAAACTCAGTCACGAATATGTAACATTAGAACATCTTTCATTCGCTATGCTGTGCGAAGAAAAATTCTATGAGTTGTTGACCAACTATGGTGCTAACACAGAATACATCAAAACTAATCTCGAACATCACTTAAAAACTAAGTGTGAAGATATTATTTTAGAAAACCCTGGCAAATACAAGCCAAAGAAAACACAAGCAGTTGAGCGTGTTTTGAATCGTGCGTTTACCCAAGTACTTTTTAGTGGACGTCAGAGTATCGAACTGTTGGACGTGTTTCTCAGCATTCTTAGCGAAAAACGCAGTTATGCTGTCTACTATCTAAACAAAGGCGGAATAGAAAAGGATAAGTTTGCTGACTTTATCAACAGCGAAGTTGAAAGCGAAGAAGAAGAACACACCAGTGATGGGCAAAGTGAAAAAGCACTTCGTAGTTTTACTACTAACCTAAATGAACAGGTCAAAAAGAGTAAAGTTGATCCTGTAATTGGTCGTGAATTTGAATTAGAACAAATTGCACTGGGTCTTGGCCGTAGAACAAAGAATAACGTTTTGTTAGTTGGTGATCCAGGTGTTGGTAAGACCGCTATTGCAGAAGGCTTAGCCTATAACATTGTTAACGGCAATGTTCCAAAGTTTTTAAAAGAATACACTGTTTATAACTTAGACATCAGCAGTATGTTGGCTGGTAGTAAGTACCGTGGAGACTTTGAAGAGCGTTTCAAACTTGTGCTCAAAGCATTACAAAGCAAGGGCAAAACTGTGTTATTCATCGACGAAGCACACATGATTAGTGGTGCAGGTGCAGGAGGACAACAAAATAGTAACGATCTTGCTAACATGATGAAGCCTGCTCTAAGCAAGGGCAATATTAAAGTTGTTGCTTCAACTACTTGGGAAGAATATCGCAAGTACTTTGAAAAGGATCGTGCGTTGATGCGTAGATTCCAACGTGTCACTGTTGACGAGCCTACAGCAGATATGGCACGTGATATTCTTCTTGGAATTAAGAAATATTATGAAAAACATCATAATGTTATTATTACAGATGAAGCCGTTGAATCAGCAGTTAAACTATCAGTAAAATATATCACTGATAAAAAATTGCCAGATAAGGCCATCGATTTAATTGACGTTGCTTGTTCTAGATTTAATATTAAAGAGCAAGACGAGAATCGAATTGTAGATGTTGCTGAAGTACAGTTTGAGCTCAGCAAAATGGTTAACTTGCCCGAGGAAACTGTTAAAGAAAGAGAAAGTTCTAATTTGGTCAATCTAGAAAAGAACATGAAAGCAGAAGTATATGGTCAGGACGAAGCCATTGGCGAACTTATCGATAAGATTTTAGTAGCACAAGCAGGTTTAAAACCAGAAAATAAACCTATTGGAAGTTTTGTATTCATGGGCCCAACAGGAACTGGTAAAACAGAAACTGCTAAACAGTTGGCTAAACAAATGGGCATTCCGATGATTCGCTTTGATATGAGTGAGTATCAGGAAAAGCACAGTGTATCTAAATTAATTGGTAGTCCTCCAGGGTATGTAGGATTTGAAGAAAATGCTGGCTTGTTGATTACTAAACTACAAGAGCATCCGCACTGTGTTCTGTTGCTAGATGAAATTGAAAAGTCGCATCCTGATGTTTCAACTATTCTTCTACAACTTATGGACAATGGTAAAGTTACCGGCAGCAACGGTAAAGAAGCAGATGCTCGGAATGTAGTGTTGATTATGACCACTAACTTGGGTGCCGCAGATGCTGATCGCAATGTCATCGGTTTTGGTAATCAGGATAATGAGTATGAGGATCGAGAACTTAAGAAGTTCTTTGCCCCAGAGTTCCGTAATCGTTTAGACGGTATTATTACGTTTGGTAAACTCAGCAAAGAAACTATGATTAAAGTAGTGGGCAAATTCTTAGTAGAACTTAAGACTCAAATTAAAGACAAGGACATTGATATTACTATTTCTGACGAAGCAATAGATTATCTAGTGGATAAAGGCTTTGATAAGAAGATGGGTGCCCGTCCTTTACAGCGTGTAATCGACAAAGATATTAAACGTCCGCTAAGTAAGAGTATGCTGTTCGGAGACTTAAAAGGCGGCGGGCGTGTGCGTATCGATGTACGAAACAACGAGTTGATCCTTGAAACTGAAAATGAAACAAATAAAGAAAACCAATCATCTGTTCTATGACAAGTATGTAAACAAAATCACCATCTACACCCCGTTGGCTGGTGATTTTCGTACTAAAGAATTAGATCGATTAAAAGTTAACTTTGATCACTACAGCCATCTTCTAGAAAACAGCAAAAATGGTTTTATAGAAGTTGGCTCGTGGAATAAAAAACGCATATCAGTTAGTGACGTATTTGTTGGGTTTAAGTTATTAAATCTTTTAGATTCTGAGGAAGATTTTGCTGTGCGTGTTGAGGGCAAAGTATTAGGAATTTATTCTAACAACGATGTTCTTATAGAAAAAATACGCTGTTTAGATCCTGGTATAGTTCGTGAAATTAGCAAGCCTAGCAATGAAATCGTAAAAAACTTTTTGTTGGCCAACCCTAATAAAGTTATTGCAAAAACCTATACTCACAAGTACCGAGTAACAATCAATCCTCTACGACACAACAGTGAAAGTTTTCACGAATGGGCTGAAAAAATTCCTAAAATTAAACTTTTAAAACGTACTTACAGAACCGAAGGCTATTTTTATGCCGCAGATGAAAAAGTACTAGGTTTATGTAAGTTATTTTTAGGCTCTAAAATACGTAGAATAGACGAATTAGTCACAGAAGAGGAAATTTGTGGCTAAAGCAAAATAGCATAAATACTCTAATAATGGGTAGTTATGCTATGAAAACATTCAAAGAACTATTTGAAAGCCTTGATAAACCAGAGCACTGGTTAGAAGAAACCTATCACGGCGATGATTTTTATCTACAATACGGCGACGTAGAAGAAACTTTAGAAGAAGCAGAGTACCGTGGACGCAAAGTTTCCCTAGGTAAACCAATGCAGGGCGATGTTAAAAAATTCAAAGTCTATGTGCGTAACCCACAGGGTAATGTTGTCAAAGTAAACTTTGGCGACCCTAACATGAAAATCAAAAAGTCTAATCCTGCAAGACGTCGCAGTTTCCGTGCCCGACATAATTGCGATAATCCCGGACCAAGACATAAGGCACGTTACTGGAGTTGTCGCAAATGGTAAAATTATACGAGTTAGATCAGCAATTAAAAAATTTAGAAGATGTAGATTTAGTAGACGATCTACATTACTTCATGAATAACGACCCTAAGTTTTATAGAAGAATCATGTATCCTGTTCTAAGTCAAGTGAAGAACAAAATAAAACAAGGTCAAGGTTGTAGTCATGATGTATTCAGACCTTGCGTAGATACAGCAGCCAAACTCTACTGTAAAAAGTTTCAAATACCAGACAACGATAAATCTGTGTTTACCGATGTTGACAGAGATGCCTTAGCACGTAAAATATTTCAACAAGAAAGTGAAAGAATTAAACAAGGCACATACGACAGGAACGAACAATGATATTATTAGAAGGCGGCAATGTATTTGCAGATGCTACTCCTTTTGATCACAAAGAAGTACCTGCAATATTAAAAAGAGTTAATGATGCATTACAGGGCACAGGCATACGTGCTATCCCTGTAGGCAGTGCTGCCACACCAACTCCTGGAAAACAAAGCGGAGATATGGATGTCATTGTTGACGAAAAGGCTGTGCTAGATTTTTTTAAAGCCAAGGATGCTAAGACTGGCCGTAAAGCATTAAACGATTATATTTCTAGTAAGGGTCTACAAACTGCGCAGAGCGGTATCAATGTTCATGTCCGTGTACCAACAGAAGATAGTTTTGCACAGGTAGACGTTATGGTGTCTCAAAACGCAGAACGTGTTTCTCAATTTCACAAACATAATATCCCAGCAGGCAGTCCTTACAAGGGGGTTAACAAACAATTAGTCATGGCTATACTTGCTAAGAGCAAAGGCTATATGTGGTCAGCGTGGCAAGGATTGTTCAGTCGTACACCAGATGGCAAGAAAGGCGAGTTTGTTACAGACGAACTAGCAGACATAGCAGAGATATTAACAGGACAAAAAAATGCCGCAGTGTTAGGCAGTGTGGAAAGTATTTTAGATGCTCTTCCAGATGATCAAGCCCAAGCATTATTAGCCAAGGCTAAAGAAGATCCTAACTGGAAAGAAATTACTAAAACAGAAGGTATTGCAGAAAATAGTTCTGAATGGTTTAGTGCTATGACCAGTCTATTAGAAACTGCTAATTGCAAATATGGACGTTATTTTTGTTCAACTGATAAACGTTGGAAATGTCGCGTTCGTCCTAAACAATCAAGGGGTGGTTAATGCGACTAAGAGAATTACTTTCTGAAAAATGGAGCGACAAATACAAACGCTCAATTAACTGTTCTAACCCTAAAGGGTTCAGTCAGAAGGCACACTGCGCTGGCCGTAAAAAGAAAGAAAGTGTTAATGAAGCAGAAACCAAACAGTTAGGTCGTGCATTTAACCATTTAGAAGATTTAGTTTTCTTTTACGGTAGTAAAGGCACACAAGAAGCATTAAGTCATATTAAAGACTTTGCTACACAACAAGGTGCTGAAAGTATTCGTATGAAGTGGGACGGTAATCCTCAAATCTATTGGGGTAGAGAAACAAAGAACGGTCCACTACTATTAGGCGGACACAACGGCTGGAGTCGTGGGGCTAAAACTGACAGCCCAGAAGCCATTAAAGATTTTATTTTAAACAAGAGCGGCAGTCCTAAAACACCAGACGAAAAGGCCGCACGTGAACAGTTTGCTGATCAATTTGCTAACTTATATGATTATTTTGATCGTGGCACACCTAAAGACTTTGTAGGATTTGTTTATGCTGATGGGCTGTTCTTACAACGTCCACAATTAGATAAAGAAGGTGTTTATAACTTCTGTCCTAATCCTAAATCACAAACCTGCTATCACGTTCGTAAAAACAGCGATCTTGGCAAGCGTATATCACAGGCAGATGTTATGGTTGTTGGTCATGCATATTTCCCACAATGGGGTATGCCTGATTCAGCACAAAAACCAATTTCAGATTTTAGTCAATTTAATTCTAATCCTAAATTAATAGTGTTAGGTCCTATCTATAATAAAAAGCCTGTTAAGATAGACAATGACAGTGTGTTGGCCGTAGAAAAATATCTAGCACAACACGCAGGACAAATAGATGGGTTCCTTGCAGACACTGCGGGATTAGCAGATTTAAAAGATATTCTTTACAAGTATGTAAATCAAACAGCCAAAGCCAGACAATTAGACGACGTCAGCATGGCACACTTTAAGCAATGGTTAAACACTGCTAAAGTCAGTGCAGGTAAGATGGCCAAGATTGATGAAAAAATTAAAGCAAATCCTAACGGTCTTGATGCCATATTTAAATTAGTACGTATGATACAAGATATGAAGGACGATGTTATTGATCAAATAGAAGGCGAGCAGGGCGACATATGGGACACACAAGGTGAAGGTCGTGTTCGCTATGCTGATCAAGGCAAAGAATTTGGTAATGTAAAACTAGTACCTCGTAAAAGGTGGACACCGCAATGAGATTAAGAAAGTTATTTGAAGCGTTAGGCGAAGAAGTTGCCATTATATTTGGCCGCTTTAATCCTCCGCACAAAGGACACAGAGCCGCTTGGGAATTAGCCAGCAAGAGTCCTATATGGTTTGTAGGTACTAATCAAAGTACGCAAGGACCAAAAGATCCATTACCGTTCAATGTTAAAGTAGAAGCAATGAAAACTGTATGGCCCGAAGTAGAAGGACACATAGTTTCTGAAACAGGATGGTTGACATTGGCCAGCAGAGTATATGAAAAATATCCCAAGGCTACTTTATTATGCCTTACAGATGAAGATTGGGTTACTAAAACTATTCAACAGTATAACGGCAAGGAAGGCGCACACGGCTACTACAATTTTGCAAAAATTGAACAGAAGCCCACACCAAGATTAAGTTCAGCCACAGCACTACGTGATGCAGTCATTAAAGGTGACAGAGAAGCATTTACAGTTGCCGCGGGAGTAGACGCCGATACAAATGTAGCCGGTAAACCTTTCTTTGATCTAGTAGCAGAATACTTACTGCCCTATCAAAATGCTCCTAAAAAAACTAGTAAAAAGAAAGTTGCAGAGCCTGCAGAAAGTATAAGCGAAGCACCTATTGAAATGAATCCTGAAGATCCTATGGATCCAATGATCTATGGACACGATAAGGCCAATCCTGGCAGTTTAAAATATCGTATGATGAGAGCATCAAAACAACTAGCAGATCTTGCCGTCCGTGCTGAAAACGCTGGCCCTGGGGAATGGGACACTATTACTAAACATTTTCAAGAATTAAAAATGAACATTGAGCAGATACGTCACGGTTTAGAAGAACTACGTAAAATGCGTAGTCGAGGTGGTCGTGGAAGTAGAGGCATAGAGAAATTCTAATGGACATAAAAGATTTAAAACGTCTTGCTGGCATAGAAGAATTCAAAGGATATAAACCTGTTGAAGGTATTAATATCTCTCATACAGGCACAGAAAAACGTGAGCTTGAACGTAAGCATAACATTAGACCCGGCACACCCGAATGGTTCCAATTATGGTTTAGTCTGCCTTATATGACTGGTGAAAAACCAGTGGGTAAAGGAATCAGAGACAAATGAGATTTCGTGACATAGAACCTAAAAAGTTAGTAGTCTTTGACATAGACGACACTCTAGTACACACCCAAACTAAAGTACACGTAGTCAAGGATGGAAAAGTTGTTAAGAGTTTAAACAGTCACGACTTTACACACTATAAACTACAGCCTGGAGAAAAGTTTGACTTCGAGGATTTTCGTAGTGCTAAAGATTTTTTCGACAATCATAAGCCTATTATTCCTATGATGAATCAGCTCAAACGTGATATTGCTACAGGTAATAAAGTTGTAATGGTTACTGCTCGTTCAGACTTCGATGATAAAGAATTATTCTTAGATACGTTTCGTAAGTATGGAATAGATATGAACAAAGTTCATGTCTATCGTGCAGGCAATATCAAAGACGGGTCAACAGAACAACGTAAAAAAACAATTATTAAAACATTGTTAGATAAAGGTAATTATACCAAAGCCATTATGTATGATGATGCGAAACCTAATCTACATAGTTTCATGGAATTAAAAAAGGATCATCCTCGTACACGCTTTTATGCATGGTTGGTTAGTCTCGATGGCGAAGCCTCTGAATACATGCGAGAAGACCTTGTCAGCGAACGTAAAAAGAAAAGAAAAAAGAATAAAAGCAAACGTGTATACGGTGCAGTATGGGGACCAGGTCCTTATGGACTGTACGGGTGGGATGCAGGATATAGCGGTAGTGGCGGAGTATCGTCTGGTGACGGCGGCGGTGTTGGCGAAGATATAGAAGAAGGTTGGAAAGATTGGGTAGCAGGTGCGGCACTAGGTGCGGCAGCATTAACTGCCAGCCCAGACGCTACAGCCAAAGTAGATAACAAAGCCGGTGTTATACAACAAGTTAACAAAAAAGATATTGCTAAAACTGTAACAGGTTCGCCTCACGAAGTAGTATTAAAAAAATATGCAGAGAAAGCAGGAATAAAAGGTCAAGAACTTGCGGCGTTCTTAGCACAGTGCGCACATGAAACAATGAACTTTAAACACATGAAAGAGATCGGCGGTAGTTTAGACTTCCGTAAATACGATCCCAAATATGCACCTAAGAAGGCCAAAGCACTAGGCAATAAAGTTGTAGGTGACGGTGCCAAGTTTAAAGGAAGAGGATACATACAACTTACTGGTCGTTATAATTATAAACGTGCCGGAGAAGCGTTAGGATTACCTTTAGAAAAACATCCTGAATTAGTTGAAAAACCTGAAGTGGCTGCTAAGGTTGCCGTGTGGTATTGGCAAAATCGTGTTGCTCCAAAGGTTGATACATTTAAAGATGTTAGAGCAGTAACTAAACCTATTAACCCAGGTATGAAACATTTAGATCAAAGAAAAGAGAAACATCAAGCATTCCAGGTGGCCATGAAATGAGAGCAAAAGAATTTATCATAAAAAAGCAAATTGAAGATCAACATCCTAACGACACGCCTCAAGGTCCTGAGATTAAACCTACTATGCCTAAAGGCACAGTAAGAGTTGATGTCAGCGATGTGTACGATTGGTACAAACTTGGAATGCATATTGCTAATTTAAAAGGTTTAGGAAAACATGACTTTGGCAAAGGACCTCCCAGTACTATATTGTCTTTTGGCAGTGAGGAAGAAGAGCACGAGTATATTCAGGCTTTAAAACAAATTGGTTTAGATATTACAGATATAGATCCTGCGTATCACGATAAGAAAAAAGGACAAAAGACAGATCCTACCTATAATGTAGGAGAAAACTTTGCTGATGGTAAAAAGCCTGGACGTAAAGGATTGGCAAAACGTAGTGGTGTTAATACTAAAGCATCTGTTAGTAGTCTACGTAAAACTGCTAAAAATTCATCAGGCGAAAAACAGCGTATGGCGCACTGGTTGGCTAATATGAAAGCAGGCCGTGCTAAAAAGAAAACAAACGAGTCTGTAGATTTTGAACAGATGCAACCGCAGAATATTATAGCCGTAGCTCAACAGACATTTGCTAAACTTTATCCCAATGTTAAACTATACGGAAAGTCAGTAGTAGAAGGTGTAGGGTTAACAACACACAAAGGTGGAGCAGGCAGTGCCAGTGCATTTGCCGGTGGTGATACTCGACGTGGTGAGTTTTATCTTACCTTAAATGCCTATGCCGAAGGTGACGCAATGATTGTAGTTATTGAAGATGCCACCGCTGGCAACTACAAAGGTGCCGCTACTGCTATTATCAAGTCATTGTTCGAAGCAGGCGAAAGACTATACAAAACAGAACAACGTGAATTAGTGGTTAACGATAATTCAAATTACGATGCATGGTCTACTATTGCTGATCGTGTAGGTGCAGAGTTACTATGAGAGCGAAAGAGTTTGTTACCGAACAACAATTAGACGAACTGTTTAAACCAGGTCAGCAATGGGATTGGAAATTTACCGGCTACAGTGAAGCCGTTGCTTCGTTTAAAGTGGGTGACGTTCCTTATGAGTTTCATGCTGATCATGCCGGCGATGGAGAATGGGACGTGGAATTCAAACGTATTGGTTACGACCTTGATAAATCGCAAAAATACGGTTTAACTGGCACAGGACGCAGTGCCGAAGTTATGAGCGTTGTAGTTGACATCATGCGTTCTTTTTTAAAAGATTATAAAGATGATATAGAAATATTAAGATTTTCAGCCAAGGAAGGTTCGCGCCGAGATCTTTATAGTAAAATGATTAGTCGATTACTGCCTAACTGGAAACTAGAACAAGATGGCGAAACCTTTGTACTACGTGCTCCTAATCCGTATAAAGGTCAATAAGATACAATAAATATTACATTATGAAACTATACGAAATTATCTCAGAATCCAAAAAAGTCGAGGCTCCTAAGCCACGTAATTTTGTTGCTAAAAATGCTGTAAGCACTACATCGGGTGCTGGCGCACACAAAGATAAAAAGAAAGCCGAAAAACAAGGCGATTTTAAACATAAGAAAGAAAAAGTTCCTATGGACGAAGCAGGTTTTTTCGGAGGGGGCGGAAGTTTTAGCAGAGGCTGGAAAGTAGGAGGTGGAAGACACCGAGATCCGGAAGATTGGGACGAAGGTAACACAGAACCACCTAATAATTTTGCTGTTTACATTAACGGCAAAAAGTGGAAAGTATTTAAAGGTCGCGGACAATTTGCTGACGACTACAAAGAAATACAGCATTTTCGACAACTTCGAAACTGGGCACAGGCAAAATCTGCGTCTACTGGCAAAAAATGGGAAGTTTTTGTCACCGGCGAGCCTGCCACAGAAAGTATGCAGGAAACTGCTACAGCAGGTGCTACTAGTGCCGGTAATGTTGGAGTAGGTGCAATTTATAAAAATAAACCCGGTAAAACACCTAAAAACAAGGATGGTACTGCAAAAAACGCCCTAGATATGAAAAACAATCTGCTCACCGGCGGTAGTGTTAAACGATAAATACAGTATCAGGAGATTATGATGCACGACGAAATGAAACCACAAATGCCCGTAGATGACAGCGAAGTCCGTATGGCTCGCGCTGAGTTATATAGAGCCGCTAAAAATTCTATGAAACTTTTTGAAATGATTCAAGAAGGGCAAGAATTAGAGGGCTGGGTTAGTGCTAAGATTACAAAGGCAGCAGACTACCTAGATTCAGTGTATCATTACATGGAATATCAAGTAAAATTTGGTCAAGGCGGAACTGCTTCTAGCCTAGACGATATCACATCCGACGCCACAATGGCTGTTAAAAGTGAAGTTTCTGAAGAGGACGATGAAAAAGAAATGAAAGAATCCGCATACCAACAAAAACTACAGGCCCTGTTAGAAGGTGCTATGAAGAAGGTCAAAGGCAAAAAAGCCGAAGAAAAGAAAGATGAAAAAATGGACGAAGCCACTGGCTTTCGTGCTGGAGATAAGAAAAAAGGTAAAGTTGAAAAAACAACTCGCAAAGCCTATTTCTTAAAGTTTGAAAAAGACGGTCGTACTAAAGGTGTAACAATGGTTGCAGACGAAGGCGAAAGTTTAGGAGATATGAAGGATCGTGCCAAGCGTGAAAACATGGGTTGGTCATTAGTCAGCGTTCGTGAAAAAGAAGCAGTAGAAGAAAGCAAACACGAAGACGCTAAGAACGCCGAAGAAGAAAAACGTAAGAAAGAAGAAAAGAAAAAGAAAATCGCTAAGATTGTAGACGAAGGAAAGAGCGAAGCACAAAAGGCTGCTCAAGAAAAATTCAAAGCCATGATTTCTAAAAAGAAGGGCGACAAGAAAGACGACAAAGAAGTTAAAGAAGCAAAGAAAGCCAAACCAGACTTTCTAGATGTCGATAAAGACGGTGACAAAAAAGAACCTATGAAGAAGGCTGTTGCTGATAAAAAAGAAGTTAAAGAAAGTGCAGAACTTTCTGACATTCTTAAACTAGCAGGTCGTCGTCCAATTAACGGTTAAGGATTAAGTTATGGACATGAAACAGATTCTTGCTGCCTTTGACAGTGCTGGTAAAAAGCCTGTTACGGGCGCCAACGACATGAAAAAGTTCGTGTCTATTATCAAAGAAAATTCTGCTCCAAAGCAGGAAGCAGTTATTACAGGGTTTGAAGAAGATAGTATTGGCGGACAGGCTAATGCGTTTCTTATTTCCGCTGATAAGATCAACGACATGGTCATGAGCGAAATTGAAAAAGTTAAAATCAATGCTAACCCAGAATTACTAAAAGGTCTGATGAACAAGTTTAACGAATTTATGACTGCTTATCACAGCGTAGGTAAAGAGATTCTTCAACCAGATATGTTTAAAGATGACGTTAATGTTGAAGAAGGTGCCGCAGAAGATCTAGCACAGATTGAAAAACATCCTGCCGCAGACGATCCACGTATTCAGCAGGCTGTAGCAGACAAGAAAAAAGAACTTGATACTAAAGAAGAAGGCATACACAATGGCCTAGCATTTAAAGACTATTTTGCTTTAGAAGAAGCCAAAAAGAAAATTACTGCCAGTGAAGATCCTTGTTGGAAAGGTTACAAGATGGTAGGCACTAAGAAAAAAGGCGGCAAAGAAGTGCCTAATTGTGTGCCAGGTAAGAAGGGTGATTAAATGAAGATTCAAGAGTTTTACATTGGTAACTTAGACGAATTACGATTCGATCGTAACACTGGCAAACCAATAAGAGATCGTAGTAAAGATATCACTCCTTTTGTACGAGCATTTAAAAATTTAGATAGTGGTGCTGAACCTAAAAGCGATATCGAATGGGCAGTTAAACTAGTAATGGACGGTGCTAGTATCGAGTCTCCAAATTTGACATACAAACTGGAAGACGATTACGGTGTTCCTAGAGGACATGGGAAATCTGTATATGATTTAATGCGTCAAACACCTAGTATTGAAGAATTAGAAAAGGCTGCTAGAGATAAGGAAGTTACTGCACAGCAACAACAACAGTCTGACCAACTAAGTGCATTACAGCACAATATGACTGTTCAACAACTAATCCGTCAAAATCAACTAGCAGACGCAGACGCAGAAGCCATGTTAAAAATGGATGTTGAGGCACGTCAGGCCATTCGTGAACGTATGCAGGCTATGGAACTAGAATCTAAAGAACGTTTAGCCAAGGTTGAAATTGATATTCGTAACAGCAAAGAGCCAGAAGCAGAACGTGCCCAAGCACTTGAGATGGCAAAACAAACTCATGTTCACGAATTAGAAGTTATTAAAGTTACTGCCGAGGGCGAATATAAGAAAGCCAAACTAGAAGCAGACTATCAAATCAAAATTAAAGAATTAGAAAATATCGATAATGCTGGCGAACGTCAGAATCGCTTAGATGTTATTAACACAGAAAAACAAAAAGAATTGGCTATTATCGATAAAGAAACCAGCGCCGCTATCGCTAAAATGCAGGCAGGTGCAGATATTAATCGACAAGAAAGCGATACACGTATCCGTGAAGAATTCATGATGACATTTAAACCTGTTTGGGGCAACTTGCTAGACAAGGCCAGCCAAGTAGGAAAGACTGTAGGACAAAACATCAGCGCCGTTATGGGCGCACTAGGACGATTAGCGAGACCAATTATGCCAAAAGCCGAATCAAAAGACTCTATTTCATATTTTAGAAACCTTGTAGATAACATGCAAGCATCAACTACAACACCAACAAAAAACATTCCTAATCTTCAAAAAGAATTTAAAGTTGGACAAACCGTTGAATTTGGTCACTTTCTTAAAATGGACAAACATCGAGTAGGTAAGATTGTTAATATAGATGATCATCTGCTAACTATAGATGTAGACGGGGAACTTGTAAAAGTTCACATTGGTAATAAGAGTTTAGCAATTAACATTATAGATGAAAAACAAGTATGAAAATTGTATCCATCCTTTTAATCAGTTTAACACTTTCAGGTTGTGCTACTGTTAAAGGATGGATTCCAAGTTTTTGGGATGATAATCAATCTGCAAGAATTGTAGATGTTAGACATAAAATAGAAAACTTAGATTGTTCAAAAGATCAACTACCTCAGGTCGTTGCCATACGAGCTGATCTAGAATGGTTTCAGTTATACAGTGAAAGCAAAGGTTGGCGCCAAGCAGATGTGTTACGTGTTGTTAAACCCATGCAGGAAACTGTAGAAGACATGTATAAAAGAGCGCAGAATAATCAAGGTAGTAAAACTTACTGCGAACTTAAAAAGAAAATTATGCAACAGCAGAGCAAACGTGCTGCCGAAGCAGTGCTAAGGAGATTTTAAATGATAGAACAACTACAAGTACTATGTGGTGCTCCTGATCCTGCTATTGCTGGCCGAGCACAGATGGCTCTTCAAATTACAGAAGCCGCACAACGTGGCGAAATCAGTCAAGACGAATACAAAGAATTAATGTTGGATCTTGTACGTTCTGATAAATTAAATGAAGAATGTAGTGATTTAGAAATGAAAACAATGTTAGTAACAGCAGTATACGCTGTAGCACAGGTAGCATAAAATGGACGATTTACGTAAAGCACTTAAAATAGCATTTGCATCAGAATTTGCTTATTATTTAAAAGCACATTATTTCCACTGGAATGTGGAAGGTGCAGACTTTAAACAATATCACGATTTGTTCGGCGATATCTATGAAGAAGTCTATGGTAGCATCGACGAATTTGCAGAAAATATTCGTAAGACCGGTGGCTACACTCCAGGCAGTTTTGAACGTTTTAGTATGTTGAGTCGCATAGAAGACGAAACAGCAGTTCCTACTGCATTAGATATGGTTAAAGAATTATTAGACGATTCTGAAAAGATGGCTAATATTTTTAAATTAGTTTTTGACCTAGCAGAAAAATATGGCGAACATGGCCTTGCAGATTTTCTAGCAGGACGTCAGGATGCACATCGCAAACACGCATGGATGTTGAGGGCCACATTAAAATGAAAGATTTAACTCTAGCAGATTACATCAAAAGAACGATGGAAAAATTAGAAGTTGATAAACAAAGAGTGGTCGAAAACAGAAACGTGTGGAACGATCCAGAACTAGCAAAACAAGATACTTACAACGTATATCCCGAAGATGATGGAACAGATCGTTCAAACAACCCTTACAGTAATCATTGAAACATTAGCAAGGTTCGGCTGCGGACTAGCAGGCTTACCTTACGACCCAGACACACCTTAGGACCGCTATGGTGCGTGGCCGGCTGCTGGCCTAACTGACAGGATTCGCTACCCTTGTAGGTTTAAAGTGAGCATTTTTGTCCTAAACACTTAAAACCTTTGTCCAAGTGCGGTGCCGCAAAATACGATAAATACTTGCTCACACTAAGGAGATCCAGACATGGACCAACGCACACAGAGACAGCAGGCAATGCAACAAGACTGGGCTATAAACCCACGATGGAATGGAATAAAAAGACCATACACAGCAGAGGAAGTCGTTCGCTTACAAGGCTCCAGGACTTATCCTAATCAGTTTGCTGTTGAACAAGCCAACAAACTATGGACGCTGTTAACTACAGAACCATATATCAACACATTAGGTGCTTTGACAGGTATGCAGGCACTACAACAAGTCAAAGCAGGATTAAAAGCAATATATCTATCAGGATGGCAAGTAGCCGCAGATGCTAATCTAGCAGGCGACATGTATCCTGATCAAAGTCTGTATCCAGCAGACTCAGTGCCAGCAGTGGTAAAGAAAATTAACAATGCATTTGCTCGTGCTGATCAGGTAGCATGGAGTGAAGGCAGTGAAAGAGATTTCTTTGCACCTATCGTAGCAGACGCTGAAGCAGGATTCGGTGGTGTATTAAATGCCTACGAACTTATGAAAGATATGATTGAAGCAGGCGCTGCCGGTGTTCACTTTGAAGATCAATTAGCATCTGCTAAAAAATGCGGACACATGGGTGGTAAAGTTCTTGTACCAACTAGAGAAGCAATCAATAAACTTGTGGCTGCTCGTCTTGCTAGTGATGTTATGGGCGTACCTACTTTAGTCATTGCCCGCACTGACGCCGAAGCCGGTAACCTTATTACTAGTGATATTGACGATAATGATAAGCCGTTTCTCACTGGCGAACGTACTGTTGAAGGTTTCTATTACACTAGAAATGGCATTGAACAGGCAATCTCACGAGCAGTTGCTTACGCACCATATGCTGATCTTGTATGGTGTGAAACAGGAAAACCAGACCTTGACTTTGCAAAGCAATTTGCCGAAGCAGTACACAAACATCATCCAGGTAAGATGTTGGCCTACAACTGTTCGCCGAGTTTCAATTGGAAGAAGAATCTAGACGATGCCACAATCGCCAAGTTCCAACGTGAGCTTGGTGCGATGGGTTACAAGTTCCAATTCATCACCTTAGCAGGTTTCCATAACTTAAACAATGGTATGTTTGAACTTGCTTACGGTTATGCTCGTAACGGTATGACTGCTTTTGTAGAGTTACAAGAACGAGAGTTTGCTAACGCTGCCATAGGCTTCGAAGCAGTGAAACATCAGCGTGAAGTAGGAACAGGATATTTTGATCTGATCACTACTACTGTTGAAAAAGATGCAAGTACACAGGCACTAAAAGGTAGTACAGAAGAGGAACAGTTTCATTAATGCGTAAGTTTGCCTGGTTACCTACACGTATGTCAAGCGGAAGGGTAACCTGGCTTTCTTGGTATTATGAATATAAAACATTATACGATGAATCCACTGGTAGACCTCCGTTGAATAATTTGTATTTTATTTTTAAAGAAACACCAAAAGAAAAAACTTTTAGATTGTTAAAGGAAAAATAAGGATTATTATGTTAGAAACTATATGTGATATTTTAGTAGAAGCATACAAGCGTAACTGGATTACCAGTCGTGACGGCAACGTTTCTATCCGTCATCACGATAGAGATTATTTTTATGTAACACCTAGCGGTGTGCGTAAGCAGACATTACAGCCTGATCAATTTAAAAAAATAAAAATTAATAAAGGATTTTTTGATCAACCACCGAGACTACATTATAGTTGGGAAGAAATGCCTTATAGTGATATTTCCATTGGATTAAAACCTACTGGAGAAATGCCATTGCATTTTGGTCTACAAAAAGAAATAGGCGATGATGAAGTACGTGTTGTTACACACATTCATCCTACTTATATTGTAGCAGCCATGCATGCTGGCATAGAATTAAATGAGTTAGTAAAAGATTTTCCAGAATTAAGTCGTTACACTCGTGTAGCACCAAACGTAGGCGATGTACCTCCTATCAGTCAAGAACTAGGAGATCAATGTCACGAAAAACTAGGACTAGATCATAAAACTGGTAAATTGCAGTACGACATAGTCGGAATTAAAGGTCACGGGGTCGTGGCCATCGATACTAGCCCTTGGCGCAGTTTCGAACATATTGAGAGACTAGAACATATTTGTAAAATAGTTCTGTCCTCAGGGAACTATTAATGTTAACAATTATATACACCTTGGTGATGGTTCAAATCACTATTGCCTGCGTTACACTTTATCTACATCGTAGTCAGGCACATAGAGCAGTACAATTTCATCCTGCGGTAGCACATTTTATGAGATTTTGGTTATGGATGACCACAGGCATGAATACTCGCGAATGGGTAGCAATACATCGCAAACATCATCAAGCCGCAGACACAGAACAAGACCCACATAGCCCCACACAACATGGCCTTTGGCGTGTACTGTTTTTAGGTTGGAAATTGTATGTTAATGCCAGCAAAAATAAAATTTTAATAAATGAATTAGGTGCAGGTACACCTAACGATTGGATTGAGCGTAAAGTTTACACTCCCCACCCCTATGGCGGGATTCTTTTGATGTTAGTCATAGACTTAGTGTTCTTTGGCCCGATAGGAATTATTGTGTGGGGAGTCCAGATGTTATGGATTCCGTTTTGGGCCGCAGGTGTTATTAATGGTCTAGCACATTGGTGGGGTTATCGTAATTACAGTGTAAAAGATACAAGTCGAAATATTATACCCTGGGCGTTCTGGATTGGCGGCGAAGAACTACATAATAATCACCACGGTGATGGCGCCAGTGCTAAGTTTAGCAAAAAGCGTTGGGAATTCGACATAGGTTGGATGTACATTAGAATATTAAAATTTTTGCGTTTGGCTAAATTAAGAAATCAAATAACTTGATTTATTCGACTGTTTAGCATAAAATACTAAAGTTATTAAGGAGAAATGTATGGGCAGTCGTACCTACGGACCAGAAGAAAAAGCAAAACTAGAACGCCTTGTTAACGAGGGCGTTCAAATCAAATACGAAATTGAAAGCCTCTCAGAAGGATTAAAAGAAACTGTTAAAGCAGTTGCCGAAGAATTAGATATCAAACCAGCACTAATTAATAAAGCAATCTCAATCGCACATAAAGGTAACTGGAACGATGTGTTCAGCGACTTCGACGATTTGGAAACATTGATTGTTACTGTTGGTAAAGACAAGTGATTATAAATGTTGCCTCAGGCATCGTACAATGGATCCGAAAAGATTATGCAAGTAATCGAGTACGTTTTTGTTTTGAGGTCCTTGCTTGGGCTATGTCTATTGGTTGTGCTATCACTATGGCACTCACCGTTCCAACACCACCTTTCATGGTTCTTTACCCTGTTTGGATATCAGGCTGTATTATATACGCTTGGTGTTGTTATAACCGTGGTTCCTTTGGCCTGTTGGCTAATTATGTTCTTATGGTCACGATCGACAGCATAGCCCTGGCAAGATTGATAATTACTTAATATAGAGAAAGGTATGCGGGCCATAAACCGCATGTTTGGTATTTGTGAGCCGTAAATCACATAAGGAGAAAAATGAGTTACGTTGACGCTCTGTTTGACAGAGAGAATGATATTATTAAAGTCGTCGAAAGAAACGACAAAGGTGAGCGTGTATATAAAGAGTTTCCTGTACGCTACACTTTCTACTACCCAGACGCTCGCGGTAAGTTTCAAAGCATTTATGGCGATCCTCTTACAAGAGTAGTATGTAAAAACTCTAAAGACTTCCGTAAAGAACTAGCCATTAACAGTGGCAAGGAACTATACGAAAGCGACATTAATCCAATTTTCGTTACACTTAGCGAAAACTATCTTAATCAAGATGCACCAACACTAAACGTTTGTTTCTTCGACATCGAAGTAGACTTTGACCCAGAGCGTGGTTATGCAGATCCCAGTGATCCGTTTATGCCTATCACTGCTATTACTGTTTACTTGAAATGGTTAAATCAGTTAATTACACTGGCATTACCACCTAAAACACTTACATTAGAGCAGGCTAAAGAACTCTGTAAAGATATTCCTAACACATATCTTTACGACAACGAAGGCGACATGCTGGAAACATTCCTAGAGTTAATTCAAGATGCAGATGTGTTAAGTGGATGGAACAGCGAGGGCTATGATATTCCTTATACTGTTAACCGTGTGACCCGTGTATTAAGCAAAGAAGACACACGTAGATTCTGCCTATGGGATCAATTTCCTAAAAAGCGCGAATATGAAAAATATGGGCGTATGCAAGAAACATACGATTTAGTTGGTCGAGTACATCTCGACTCGTTGGAATTGTATCGTAAATATACCTATGAAGAACGTCATACCTATCGATTAGACGCTATTGGAGAGATGGAAATTGGCGAAAACAAAACAGTATATGAAGGTACTCTAGATCAACTTTACAACAAAGACTTTCATACTTTTATTGAATATAATAGACAAGACGTGGCCTTGTTAAACAAACTTGATGATAAATTAAAGTTCTTAGATCTCGCCAACAAACTAGCACATGAATGTACAGTACTGTTACAGACTACTATGGGCGCCGTAGCCGTTACCGAACAGGCTATTATCAACGAAGCGCATCGTAGAGGTTTCCAAGTTCCTAACCGTCCCAAGCGTGAAGACGGAGAGGACACTGCGGCTGCCGGTGCTTATGTTGCATACCCTAAAGAAGGTTTGCAAGATTGGATTGGTTCTCTAGATATTAACTCGTTGTACCCTAGTGCGATTCGTGCATTAAACATGGGTCCAGAAACTATTGTTGGACAACTACGTCCTGTATATACGCAGGCACATATACACGAACAAACTACTCTTAAGAAAAAATCATTTGCGGCTGCTTGGGAAGGAATGTTTGGAACTGTGGAATACGAAGCAGTTATGGAAAAACGTAGAGATACTGAAATTACCATAGACTGGGAAGATGGCAATAGTACTGTACACAGTGCCGCAGAAGTATATCAATTGATCTTTGATAGTCATCAACCTTGGATGCTGTCTGCAAACGGTACTATCTTCACTTACGAAAAAGAAGGTATCATTCCAGGATTGTTAAAACGTTGGTATGCTGAACGTAAAGAAATGCAGGCTAAATTAAAGGAATGTATAGCGGCGGGGAACAAAATTGAAGAAGAATATTGGGACAAACGTCAGTTGGTTAAGAAGATTAATCTTAACAGTCTTTACGGTGCTATTCTTAATCCTGGTTGTCGTTTTTTCGATAAACGTATTGGTCAAAGTACAACCCTTACTGGACGTCAGATTGCCAAGCATATGGCTAGTAAGGTAAATGAAATTATTACCGGAGAATACAATCACGTAGGTCGTGCTGTTATATACGGCGACACAGACTCCTGTTATTTCAGTGCTTATTCTACATTAAAGAAAGACATTGAAGCAGGTGTTATTCCGTGGACTAAAGAAAATGTTATTGCACTTTATGATCAAATAGGAGAAGAAGTTAATGGCACGTTTGTTAAATTCATGGAACAACAGTTCCACTGTCCGCCCAGCAGAGGAGAAGTCATCAAAGCAGGTCGCGAGATTGTTGCTTCCAAAGGACTATTCATCACAAAGAAAAGATACGCAGTGCTCTACTTCGATAAAGAAGGAAAACGTACCGATATTGATGGTAAGCCAGGCAAAATCAAAGCCATGGGACTCGACCTCAAACGAAGCGACACTCCTGCATTCATCCAAGACTTCTTAAGCGATGTTCTTGAACGTGTACTAACGGGTGCCACAGAAACTGAAGTATTAGATTTTATCACGGCATTCCGCACAGAATTTAAGAGCAGACCAGGTTGGGAGAAAGGCAGTCCGAAACGTGCTAACAACATTACCGAGTATGCGGCTAAAGAAGCCAAGGCCGGTAAAGCAAATATGCCAGGTCACGTTCGTGCAAGTATCAACTGGAATACATTGCGTAGAATGAACGGAGACAAATATTCTATGCAAATCGTAGACGGAGCCAAAGTTATTGTATGTAAACTTAGAGATAATCCTTTGGGATTTACATCTGTAGCATATCCCGTAGACGAACTAAGATTGCCAAAATGGTTTATGGAACTACCTTTTGACGATGCTGAAATGGAAAGTACCATTATAGACAATAAGTTAGAGAACCTAATTGGTGTACTTCATTGGGACATTAAATCAACCGAAGAGAAAAATACATTTAATAAATTGTTTGACTTTTCCTAAAAAACCTATATACTATATCTATCCAAGGAGAAAAAATGAAAGATATTTTACAAGACATCGTAGCACACACTCATAGCCTAGGCTTTTTGCCTTTGGTTAAAATTACAGGTGCTGACGATTCAACAACAATCGAAAGTATGGCTGAAGATCGTTCAGTTATTGTAACTGCTAATGCTCATAAGCCTGTGGAAGAATTTGTTGGCACATTTGGTATGCCAAACTTAGATAAACTTAATTTGCATTTAAAGAATCCCGAGTACAAAGAAAATGCTAAGATTGATGTAGTCAAAGCAGAACGTAACGGTGCAGTTGTTCCAACAGGACTACACTTTGAAAACCAAGCAGGGGACTTTCAGAATGACTATCGTTTTATGAACGCAGACATTATTAATGAAAAGTTAAAGAGTGTTAAGTTCAAAGGCGCTAGTTGGGAAGTTGAATTCAAACCCAGTGTTGCTAGTATTCAGCGTCTTAAATTACAAGCCGAAGCACACAGCGAAGAAAGTGTTTTCCAAGTTCGCACAGAAGATGGTAATCTAGTAATTTTCTTTGGTGATGCAGCCAGCCACGCAGGTAGTTTTGTATTCCAGCACGATGTTGGCGGCAAACTAAAACACACTTGGAGTTGGCCAGTTAATCAAGTACGTAGTATCCTTAACTTAGACGGTGATGTTACTATGAAGATTGCCGATGCAGGTGCTATGCAGATTACTGTTGACAGTGGTATTGCAGAGTATAACTATATTCTGCCAGCACAAAGCAAATAATATGACAGTTATATTAAACTATATTAAAACGCATATTCCCCAGATGGAGATGGCTGGGGTTATTATGCGTATTTTTTGTTTTACACTAGTGTCGTGGTTAGGTCCTGCAAGTCCGTTTATGCTTGTATGGGTTGTTAATACCCTAGATGCTATTCTATTAACCTACTGTGCTATTTTAAAGAAAGACAAAGCATATACTTTACTAAATGGCTTTTGGATCTTAGTAGGTATAGTTGGAATTCTGCGAGCCGGTGGGTGGATCTAAGGAAAACTTTATGTCATCGAGAGATACAACACAAGACGATTTAGATTTAGAAACGTTGATCGATTTATTTGATACAGCATTAACATCTAATAATCCTGCTATGAAAAAAGCCATTAAGAACTTGCTTCTTGTGGCTACTTTAATTGACAGTGAGCTGTCTCCAGAACAACGTGTACGTGGACCATTGCGTCAAGCCTTGGAAGATATGCGTGATCTTAGTCGACGTATGGATCGAATTGAAATGGAACAGCGTAATCAAAAGAACCCTTACACATATCCTATGCCAGCCACTCCTTATAGTCCGGCGCCAGCCACTCCTTGGCCTAATCCTAACATTACCACGCCTTGGGTTATTCCCCCTGGCACGACTATAAGTACATCAACTAGCGGTTCAAGTTACACTATACCTGATGCATACAGTGTTAACTCTAAAGTCACCGTTAGTACAACTGCATTTGATGATCAATTTCGTGCAGAAGAACTATTAACTAAATTAGAGAGTAAATGAATAAAAATTTAACCGCCACGCAGAAAGACTATGCAATATTTTTGCCAGCAACGTCTGGCTTTTATGCTACATTTATAGGGAAACAGCGGTATGGTAACTATGTGGATCCAGCACGTATTCCTAAGTCTTTCCTTAACGGTGTAGAAAGTTTAAACTACCTAAACCCAGATAAGGGTGCATTTTATTATAATTGGTGTTTATATTCAGCAGGGCATGCCAATCTTGACTTAAACAAAGTAGATCACGGTGAGGACATGTTCCGTAATCGAGATCGAAATACTAGTTGGGTATTAGGCGACAGCGGCGGTTTCCAAATTGGTAAAGGTGTATGGGAGGGTGATTGGAAAAATCCTAACTGTCCTAAAGCACAAAAGAAACGCGAACAAGTTCTTAAGTGGATGGATGCACTTATGGACTATGGTATGTGTCTTGATATTCCTGCTTGGGTTGCTCGTAGCCCTGCTGGTCAAAAAGCCACAGGTATTACTACTTACGCAGAAGCAGTTCAAGGAACTTATATTAACAATGATTGGTTTGTAAACAATCGCAACGGTAATTGTAAATTCCTTAATGTGTTACAAGGCGAAAATCATGCCGATGCAGATGATTGGTATGATCGTATGAAGAAGTATTGTGATACTAAGATTTATGGTGATCGTGCTTTTAACGGCTGGGCTATGGGCGGACAAAATATGTGCGACATACACTTAGTATTAAAAAGATTAGTAGCATTACGATTCGACGGATTACTTGAAAAGGGCCAACACGATTGGATGCACTTCTTAGGCACAAGTAAACTAGAATGGGCAGTATTACTCACTGACATTCAACGAGCAGTTCGTAAGTACCATAACCCTAATTTTACAATCAGTTTTGACTGTGCAAGTCCGTTCTTAGCCACAGCCAACGGTCAAGTCTATGTTCAAACAGAAACTGAGGATAGAACTAAATGGGTCTACAGAATGTTACCTAGTATTGATAACAAAAAATATCATCAGGACACTAGACTATTTCGAGATGCAGTAGTACAAGACGGACATTTTAAAAACTTTGACAACAGCCCAATTATCGACGGAGTAGAAATCAAAGATGTTTGTATTTACGGTCCAGGCGATTTGAATAAAATTGGCAAAGAAGGTAAAACAAGTTGGGATAGTTTTAGTTACGCTATATTAATGGGCCATAATGTTTGGATGCATCTAAACAGTGTGCAAGAAGCCAATCGTCAATATGATGCTGGTCGCTGTCCTAGTATGCTGGTTCAGGAACGCTTTGATAGATTATTTTTTAAAGACATCGTTGAAGCAATATTTTCAACCAGTGATAGAGCAACTGCTGACAAGGTAGTAGAAGAATACAGTCGTTTTTGGATGAGTATTATTGGTACAAGAGGTGCAGTAGGTAAGAAAACAGTAAATGCTAGTACCAAATATTTCGAATTGTTTGACGAAGTGGACAATAATAGTGTACAATCTACTGAAGAAGGCCATAGCGAAGAGTTTTCTGAAGAAGAAATTCACAAATTAGACAATTTAGAAGAAAGTGTAAAATGACAGCATTAGTTGTTGGATTGGGCATGGGTAATCTCTATGTTCAAGAATTAAAAAAATTAGGACATACTGTTGATACCGTTGACACAGATAAAAACAAAAATCCAACATTTTTATCCGCAGATCAGGTAACCGGTCATTACGCTATTGCCGTTATTTGTACTCCAAATTTTACACACGAGCCCATTGCAAGAACTATTGCAGATAAATGCGATATAGTTTTAATTGAAAAGCCAGGAGTCAAAGATAGTAATTCTTGGAAACAATTAACCGAAGATTATCCCAATACTAGATTTATGATGATTAAAAATAATCAGTATAGGGATGAAATTTCACTGTTTAAAAAACAAGCTCTAGAAAGTAACAAAGTTTACGTTCGATGGAATAATGCAAATAGGATACCAAGTCCCGGCAGTTGGTTTACTACTAAATCAAAAGCATTTGGCGGAGTTAGCAGAGATTTAATACCGCACATGCTCAGTTATTATTGTGCGTTAACAGATTATAAGCAAGGTAATAAAATTACTGCGACAGCAAAACAAAACTACGAACTTAAAAATATAGATTCCACCGATTACGGTATTATTGATCCTAACGGAATATATGACGTTGATGATTTTTGTTTGTTTGAATTTAAAAACGAAAACACCACTTGGATATTGACTGCTAATTGGAGAACTAAATTAGATCATGATGATAGTAGTATTGCATTTGTGTCTAAAAACGAATTGCCTAATAGATATGAGTTAGGGTTATGTCCTGAAGAAGCATATAATAAAATGATGTCAACTGCAATACAAAACCTAAATAATGACGAGTTTTGGAAAATACAATTGGATCAAGATCTTTGGATACATCAACAGATAGAAAATTTATGAAACCTCATATAATGTTGAGGAACAGTCTAGCAGGTATTACGACTAGTCTGGCCATGGTGCCAGAAGTTGTTGCTTTTGCTTTATTGGCACAAGTTAATCCGTTAGTTGGTCTCTATGCCGCAGTGGTACTCGGATTAGTTACTGCATTATTTGGAGGCAGACCAGGACTAATCAGCGGCGGCGCAGGTAGTTTGGCCGTAGTTAGCGTTGCCTTAGTTGTCAGTCACGGTGTGGAATATCTGTTTGCCTGTATTATACTTATGGGTATTTTTCAATTTTTATTTGGAGTATTTAGGTTAGGCAAACTAATCAAATTAGTAAGTCCTAGTGTAATGACTGGGTTTGTTAACGGATTGGCATTAGTTATTTTCCTTTCTCAATTTCATCAACTTAAAATCGATGATGTATGGTTACAAGGTTCAGCGTTGTTTAACATGATCGGCCTTGTTGCTGTTACTGTCTTCGGAGTAATTGTTGCTCCTAAAATAACTCGTCACATTCCAGCCAGCCTTTTTGGTATAGTGTTAGTCACTGCTATAGTATGGTGGTTTGGTATCGAGACTAGAACTGTTGGAGATATTGCTCAAATTAGTGGTTCCCTTCCTAGTTTTAATATTCCTAGTGTGCCTATGACGTTAGAGACCCTTTGGATTATTTTGCCTTATAGTTTGATACTTGCTATGATTGGGTTAATTGAGACATTATTAACTGCTAATTTGGTTGACGATTTTGTACATCAACATAAACCCAATCATAAAACACACCCAAATAAAGAAAGTATGGCTCAAGGAGCAGGTAATATTTTAACTGGCTTTTTTGGAGGAATGGGCGGCTGTGCTATGATTGGTCAAACTGTAATTAATCTAGAGGCTGGTGGATTTCATAGATTAGCAGGAGTTGTCCAAGCACTTTGCATCCTTGCTTACATTGTATTTGCTAGTTTTTTAATTGAGTCAATACCACTGGCCGCATTGATTGGTGTAATGTTTGTTGTGTGTTATCATACATTTAACTGGAAAAGTTTAAAAGTCTTTACACAGCCTAAAGAAGATGTTATTATTATTTTTATAGTAACTGTATCAACTGTGATTTTTAATTTGGCATATGCTGTTATAATTGGGGTACTATTAACTACCTTACTTAACTATCGAAGAAAAGTTATATGAATGTAAAAGTGTTACAGACATTAGGCGATGGAAAATTTGTAGAAGTTGACTGGAAAAAGCCCGAACCAACTAATACAGAAATTGAAGTCAAAAATATTATGACCGGTATCTGTCGTAGCGATATTGATATGATGACCGGTGATTTTGGCCCGTTACCTATTCATATGCAAGGGCACGAGGGGTTAGGTGTAGTAACTAAAGTAGGTAGTGAAATCACAGATGTTAAAGTTGGAGATTTAGTTGCTACACGCGGCGAACCTGCTTATGCTGATTATTATAATGTTAAGAAAAAAGAATATGTATCGGTACCCGAAGCTCACCCAAGATATATTATTGAACCTGTGGCCTGCGGTATTAATATTGTAGAGCAACCTAGAAAAGAAATTGAAAAACGACAAGGCGGAAGGTTATTAATTCTAGGTAGTGGGTTTTTAGCCTGGGTAGCGTACCATGATATTCTTTGGAATAAGTTTAATTTTGAAATTGATGTAGTGGGTACTGCTAACAAAGACCTTTGGGGCGATGTTCTTAAATCAGAATATCATGGCAAGTATGACGTTATTATTGATTTGAGCAGTAAAGACGATGCGTTAACTAAAGATATTTTAAATGTTGGAGCATTAGTTATTTTTGGTAGTCAAAAATCTACTAACAGTGACTTTAGGTATCTACTTTGGAATGCCTGTACTATGACATTTCCTAGTCCAAGAAATGATGAGTTTTATTATTGGATGAAAAAAGCCGTTTACAGGATTCAAAACGGTGAACTTGATGTTGACAAGTTCTGGACAAAAGCATATAATAGAAGCACAGAATGGCAACAGGCGTTTCAAGACGGGTTGAATAGGCAATTAGGCTACAGTAGAGGGTATATTAAATGGGTTTGAATACCGAAGAACGACAAGGGGTAGTGTATTTTACAGGATACGAAGTTGAACATACTATATGCCATGGTATGTTTACATTGTTTGTAGTAGGAACACCTCCATTAAAAGAAATTATAGAACAGGCCGAAAAACACAAAGTTAAACACGTTTACTTTGGTACTAGTCAAAGTTTTAATCCTAAAAGTATTAGCCATGAAGAATATAAAGCATGGGATGAAGTCATCGTTGGATGTTTGAAAAAAGATTACTGGGTTACATTGGATTTTGGAGTTGAACATATCGAAGGTGTGCTCGAAAGTTGCTATTGCGAATATCCTCGGTTTGTTCCAATGATTAGTGTAAAACTTCCATACATTAACCAACTTAATTATAATGCTACACTTAAATTAGATGATCGTACGTGGGGTGCTACTAATCCTGGAGTATGGACTCATCACCTGCCAAGTTTGCTAAGTAAAGATAAATTTACCTACTGGGATCAATATACTCAAGACACGGAAATAAAATGCAAATGAAAATTAAACACGACGTTAGACCCAACAAAATGATCTGGGTTACCTTTCGCAAAGAAGGTATTCATAAATATCCAGCCGCATTAACAGACCCCAATTTAGCAACAGGAGACGAGTATGATGTTTCGTTCCTTGGTTATCCTCACCGTCATATCTTCCATTTCAGGGTGTGGATCTCTGTGCAACACAATGACAGGGACATCGAGTTCATCCAATTCAAACGATGGCTCGAGTCGCTGTATAATGGTCAAGGTGCCGTTCTAAGCCTTGACTACAAGAGTTGCGAAATGATGTCAGATGATTTATATGACATCATTAGCAAAAAGTATCCGGACCGTGAGGTTTGGATTGAGGTCTCCGAAGATGGAGAAAATGGTTCATTCATCAAATATTAATCTTAAAGGAAACACTAAGATGAAACCCGAAGTAGTCAAAATTTTTGACGATCTTGAAGCACTGCATAATTTCTGCAGAATCGAACTCCTGCCGTTTGACCCGGCAGATTTGTACAACCGTAGTTCCAAAGTTTGGCGCGATTTCGAATATTCAAAGAAGCCTAAACGTCAGTGGAACAATGACAAGCCGCGATACAACAACGACCGGCCACGTCATAATAAAGAGTTTAATAATAAACCACGCTGGGAAAGATGAAAACCATCTACATAGTAGATCTTGAGGCAGTTGAAACTCGCTACACAGCGCAGTGGAAATCTCATCTGCCTAAACACCTGAGAAAGGAAGGGCACAATGTTCAAGTTATCTCTGGTCCTGAAGATATTCCTAGTGCAACCACTCCTGGCGCTTTTCTTAATTTTGGTGGCACTAATATCTACAAGTCTAATCAAGTTGAGCAAATTGGTCGACTATTTTGCTCTGGACGCATTCACGCTGGCGACCACTTTATTTTTACTGATGCTTGGCATCCGGGCATTATAAATTTAAAATATATGAGTGAGCTACTGAACATTCCAGTAATCACTCACGGATTATGGCACGCCGGTAGTTATGATCCTCAAGACTTTTTAGGACGTCTTGTTGGAAATAAACCGTGGGTCAGACATGCTGAGAAATCGTTTTTTTCGGCATTTGATTATAATTACTTTGCCACTTCTTTTCACATCGATATGTTTCATCATAATTTACTTAACGATGGTCTTATTGAAAATCCTTGGGAAAACGATGATAAGGTAGATATGATCCAATCCGGAAAATATGTACGCACAGGTTGGCCTATGGAATATATGGAAGATATTCTTACTGCTTATAAAGGCATGAAGAAGCGTAATCTTATATTGTTTCCACATCGTATTGCTCCAGAAAAACAAGTTGAAATTTTCCGTGACTTAAAAGAACACTTGCCGCAATATGAATTTGTTGTATGTCAGGATCAACAACTGACTAAAAACGAGTATCATAATTTGCTCGGTGAAGCAAAACTAGTTTTCAGTGCTAACTTACAAGAAACGTTGGGCATATCTTGTTATGAAGGTGCGGTCGTAGATGCTATCCCTATGGTTCCTGACAGACTTAGTTATACAGAAATGTATTACGATACTTTCAAGTATCCTAGTAAGTGGACTGAGAGTTGGGAAAATTATCAAGGATATCGTCCGTATCTCTGTAAAAAGATTATAGAATATATGGACAACTATGATAAGTTCCTTCCTCAGTTGAAAAAACAGACTAAGGACTTAACAGACAACTTTTTTACTGCTAATGGACTCTATCAACAACTCAAGCATACCCATAGTATCGATAGATGATATTCTATCTTCTGATACTATAACGTTGACATCTACTGGAATAGATACAATGTCTAGTGCCAATACTATTACTATTGATCTTAGTAACTATACTGGTAGTCAACCGTCATACTACGATTCTACTATAGGAAACATAACATTAGGTTCAGGAGATAGTTTTAATTGGAGTATGATTGAAACTATCCCGTTTGAAAACGGGTTTCCAGAATGGCAAGATTTTCAAGAAATGTGCAAAGAGTATCCTGGATTAGAAAAAACACTTGAACACTTAAAATCATTTTACAAACTTTGTAAAGACGATTGGGAAACAAAGAAGAGAGGCGATGCCTAACAGTGATAACGGTACTATCTGTTCAGCATTCTGGCGTCATACTAATTTACGAGGCGACGACAGAGTGTTTCCCTGTTGCCGCTTTAAAGAACCTGTAGGAAAGTTTGACGGCGATGTTGTTAAAATTCTTAACAGCGAAGAATATCAAGAACTGCGTAGAGCCAGTTTAGCCGGAGAAAAAATTTCTGGCTGTGCCAAATGCTATCATGAAGAAACATTAGGTAAAGAAAGTCTACGACAGCAGTTTAATAAGACCTATAATAGAGATAATGTCGAACTAGAATATTTAGAAATTGGTTTTGACAATATATGTAATCTTACCTGCGATGGGTGTTTTGACGAATTTAGCAACTCCTGGGCTAAGAAAAATAATCCGGATAAACCAAAAAGAATCTTAACAACAAAATTACATGAAATTAAATCGTTACCTGATACCATAAGAAAAATATTGTTTTTAGGTGGCGAGCCGTTGATGACTAACCGCCATAAAAAATTACTTAAGATGGTTAAGAATAAACATATGGTATCTGTGACCTACAACACCAATGGAACGTTTTTATTAGATTTAGACACTACTGATTTGTTAGACGAATTTAAAAAAGTTGATTTTATTGTTAGCATAGATGCTTATGGTGTTTTAAATAATCATGTAAGAAACGGAAGTAAGTGGGCAGGAATATTAGAATTTATAGATCAAATAGAGGATCTAGGATTTGATATATCTGTACACACAGTTATTCATAAAAATAATTGGTTTGGTCTTGCAGACTTACACAAATTTGTAGATCGTATGAGGTTACCCTGGACTACAAATATATTGACGTATCCCGCTCAGTTAGATATAATCAACCTAACAGATCAAGAAAAAAATAATTTTAAAGAAATACTCGATTCTACAGAAATCCCTAACAAGGATTATATTTTGGAACATTTATTCCACAGAAAGGCCGATAATGTTTAAATGGTTTTTAAATTTTCTAGAAAAAATAGGTCGCAAAAGAATTATTCTAGACAGAGAATCCAGCGAACCGTATTTGGAAAGATATTACCTATTTCTTAAAGAACGTAAAACTTTTCCATTCAATATATTTGTACACAAGTTTCTTAAGTCAGATCCGGACGATGTACACGATCACCCTTGGCCTTATGCTACACTAATTCTCAAAGGTGGATACTATGAATGGGTTCCGCAATTTGACAAAGAAGGAAAATTGTCTTGTGAAATTCGCAAATGGCGAGGTCCTGGACATTTTCGTATTTGTAGTCCTAACTCCTATCATCGCATCGAGTTAAAGGAAGGCGTTACTGCTTGGACATTGTTCATGCCAGGACCACAGCGTCGTGAGTGGGGGTTCTTAGTAAATAACCAATGGATACATAATGACCAGTATCTTGAAAACAGGAAACGAATAAATGAAAAATCCGCTGTTGGATACCGACGCTTATAAAAAATGGCACAAGTACGGTGCCGCACATAACAGAATTCCAGTTACCTGGACAGATGCTGATCTAAACTTCGATTGGCAGTTAACATATCAAACTGATGAAGTTCCGCCAGGCGACGAGTGGCAAATTTGTTCCACCGATTTAAAAAAACAACAAGAAGCACTTTTTTCCGAATGGGGAATTACTAAGGAAGCCACTACGCATTGGATGTCGCTACATCCAGAATTAAATGAAAATCTTTCTAAAATTTTACAAAATTTTAAATTAAAAAACTATCGATACAATTTTCTTAAATTAACTGCCGGTAGAATGTTACAGTGGCACATCGATGGCTACAGTACTTTTGTAAAATATAACAACATCGAAGCACATCGTTGGAAAGAAATTAAACGTGCTGTAGTCATGTTGTCTGATTGGAATTTTGGCCAAGTCATGCAAATAGGTAGACAGGTTATTGCAGAATGGGAAGCCGGGGACGTTTATACATGGATCGGCGATACATGGCATGGGGCTGCCAATTTTGGTGTAGACGATTTAGTTGTTATGCAAATTACCTATTTAGATGAATAATATACAAGTAAAATTCGACCATCGAGATAAACCACTGGGCGGTGCGTTTGCTGTTAAGGACCCGGACTTTCTACAGGTTTTAAATGAATACCACCCTAGTTGGAATTATGTGTTTAACAGCAACTACCATACCGATGAGTTTTGCGAGCAATATTTAGATTGGATTAAAGCATCTAGACATAGTAATTTTAAAGGCTTAGAAGATTTCCCCCATTATGCCTTTTCTGCAGGCACTACAGAATCATTTGATAAATTTTACATGAAAAATCATACTCGAAGATTTAGATGTTTTCGAGGAGAATATTTGTATCATGAATTAGCATGGCGCAACTGTTGGCCCAATTGGCGTTACATCGAATCCGACGAAATTAGAGTCAACGATGCTGTAGTTATTAGTCTTCCCTTTGCAGACACTGGCGATAAGCATAAGCAGTATGAACATTTAATGGAGACCTGTACTCGGTTAGGCGTACCTGTGCTAGTCGACTGTGCATATTTTGGACTTGCTACAGAAGTTGAATTTGATCTCAGTTACCCGTGTATTACTGATGTGACATTTAGTCTTAGCAAATACTTTCCTATAGCACATGCTAGAGTTGGTATGAGATTAACAAGAGTTAATGATGACGATCCATTGTTTGTTTATCAGTATAGAAGTTATAATAATAAACACGGTGCAGTACTAGGTCAGTATATGATGAATAACTTTGATTGTAATTTTTTAATTGACCGCTACAGACAACGTCAAACAGAATTTAGTGAATTTATAAATGTATGCCCTACACGAACCATATTGTTTGCGTTAGGTAGTGACAAGTGGAAAGATTATAATCGTGGCGGCGAACTTAATAGATTAAGTTTTCACAAATACCTGCATTTAGATACAGAAGAATTTAAAACAATAATAAAGGAAAAATATGGCAATTTGCTCACATAACGATTGGGATCCGTTAGAGGAGATAATAGTAGGTACAGCAGATCACTCAATGTTACCTACTATGAGTAAAGCAGTACAGGCATTTAGTTACGCAGAATACACCCTGGAAGAATTGCAAGTACTACAAGGACCACACGATCAACGTATTCGTGACGAAGCAAATGAGGACTTAGAAATTCTAGCAGACACACTTAGAGGTTTAGGTGTTAAGGTACATAGACCTAAAAGCGTCGATCACGGCAAAGAGTTCAGCAGTCCAGATTGGACTACTACTGGCTGGTATACATTCTGTCCACGTGATTTGTTGTTGCCACTAGATAACCTAGTGTTAGAAGCCGCAAGTCCTGGCCGTTGCCGTCAATATGAAAGTCGTGCTTACTATGATTATCTATATCAGCAAGTAGAAGAGGGCGTAGAATGGATCAGTGCTCCTAAGCCCATTCTGCTGGACGACTTATATCAAGTAGAAGACCTAAGCAAGCCTACAGTTAAAAATCACGAAATCATTTGGGAAGCACCTAACGTTGTGCGTCTAGGCAAGGACTTGTTATATCAAGTTTCTAACACTGGAACACTTAAAGGTTACCAGTGGATGAAGAACATTGTCGAAAAGCGTGGTTATAAATTACACCTAGCAGAAGGTTTTTACTTCTTTGCACATTTCGATTCTACAGTTATTCCTTTACGTCCAGGTTTGGTTATGTTTAATGGTGCAAGATTGCGTGAAGATCATTACCCACAGATTTTCAAAGACTGGGACAAGATTTGGATCACTCCAGATATGATGTATACTGCTCCTACTGAATTACCTGGCGGAATTCCTCCTTGCAGTCCTTGGATTGGTATGAACATGCTTAGTGTTAATCCTAACCTTGTTATCATCGACAAGGATCAGGATGTCATACGCAGAGTGTTAGACAAGCACGGTATTGAAACTATCGGTTTACCACAGCGTCAAGCACGTACAATGAGCGGCGGATTTCATTGCCAAACATTAGACGTTAAACGTAAAGGAACTTTGGAGAGTTATTTTGACTAATAATGTTCTGCCAAATAACATAACTGCTATACCGATCAATAACGGTAGTACCAATTATACTATAGCCAATTCAGGATCGACGTGGGGAACGACTGCTGTTAATCCTGTAATGACACTTTGCGAACCAGCAACATTGGATGTCAAAGGTACGCTAGTGTTAAATGGACAGAATTTGGAAGAACGATTAAAAATTATTGAAGATGTATTGCATATACCTGAAAGAGATGTTAAACTAGAGAAAAAGTATCCTAAACTTAAAAAAATGTATGACGCCTACATCAGAGAGTTAGCAAAGTATAGAACATTTGAAGCAATTAAAGGAGATAATAATGGAACTACATGAATCAGTTGCGCACACTTGCAAAGAAATTACAGTTAAAGAACATGAAGGATATCGTGTACGCATGGTGAAACACGAAGTTCTTAATCCGAAAGGGTTGTTTAGCCTTGATATCATTCAAGAAAGTTTAAAAGACGGTAAAGTTACTAATAGTCAAACATATAACTTCTTTATGACTAAAGATGAATTGCAAACTCTAGCACACGGTTTAACATCATGAAAAAAGTCTACGTTAGTTGGAATGATGTCCAACGTCAAGTTCAAGAACTAATACGTCAAATGTGGAAGGACGGATGGACTCCTGACTATGTAGTAGGCATTACTAGAGGTGGTCTAACACCTGCTAACTTAATTAGTCAGTACTTAGGATGTTCTATGGAAACTTTAAAAGTTAGTCTTAGGGATGGATCTGAACAAGAAAGTAATCTTTGGATGGCCGGTGATGCCTTTGAAGGTAAAAAAATACTAATAGTTGACGATATTAACGATAGCGGTGCTACACTAAGTTGGATTAAAAATGACTGGCCTAGTGGACATTTCCCTAATGATGAAAAATGGAATTCCGTCTGGGGAGGAAATGTTCGTGTAGCCTGTTTATATGATAACGAATCCAGTAAAAGCACACTGGACGTAGACTATGCCGCAGAAACTATTAATAAATTAGAAGACCCTTGTTGGATTGTATTTCCTTGGGAAGAATGGTGGAGACGTTGGAATCCAGCAGAGGAGCATAGATAGTATGATTACAGATATAGAACGTGCAATGAACACAGGACGTGCTCCTTGGACTGAACTAGAGTATCAAACAGAATACTTTTGGGTGTTTTCAGACAAGTATCCAGTAACAGAAGGTCATATGCTGTTTGTTCCAGCAATGGAAAATAAAATCTGTATTATGAAATGCTACGAAGCCGCATACGATGTAGGTGAAGATGGTGTGTTGAATCAGTTTTGGGATGGATTCAATGTAGGTCAAAATATTGGTGTTGCGGCTGGTCAAACTGTAATGTATCCACACATACACTTAATACCTAGACGTACAGGAGATATGTCTGACCCCAGGGGCGGGGTTAGACACGTAATACCGGAAAAAGGAAACTATAAGAAAAATGCTTAACGAACTACAAGTCCATTGGGATAATAAAGTTGTTGATTATGATTTAGAAAAATATAATTGGCCTGCATGGGCACTGAGTGTTATACAAGAAGTTGCTCCTCAAGTAAAAGAACTTGAAACAATGCACGAGGTTCTAACACCAGCAGAAATTGTTAGGGTGGGTCAGCATGTACAAAATGCTTGCAGTCGCAGAGACTTTATGGAAAGATTCGACGAGTTTGCGGCAGGTATTGTTCCACAACGTATTAACAATAAGCGTTATATGATTCAACGTCAAGGAACTTTACGTGTTGTTATTCCTAATCAAGCAAAGGTAGGACGTAGACTTGCGTTTCATCAAGGTATTTTTGTAGGTAATGGCAGAGGTTGCCGTACTATTTGGACTCCATTTACTCGTGCAGAAAAAACCAATACTATGTGGATGTTGGACCTAGACATCAGCAGAGAAATTACTAAACGTGTGCTCGCTGAAAAATGGAGTTTAGAAAAGTTTGAAGAAGAAAGTTTAAAACACGCATGGCCAGTTACGCTAAGTCCAGGTCAAAGTCATTTATTTTTCCAAGAGCATATTCATGGTAATGTAAACAACGATGAAGGATATACTCGTGTTAGTTTAGATATGCGTATCCTAATCGAAGGCGAAGAGTGGGGACGTAGACTTCCTGGTGGATTTATGCGTTTACCTGGTGACTACGAAGTTACAGAAACTATGGATTATACTGGTAAAAGTTTTATCACGTATGCTGGGTGGAATAGTAAGTTTAGTAAAGACATTCCGTTACCTATGCAACGTGCAATTATAGAGCCATATTGTCAAAAGAACAAGATTGCTTATACAAGTTATGAATTTGAAAACGAACATATGGATTGGCAGCCTGGTTTAGAGTATTACATTAAAGAACGTCCGGACGGTATTGTTTTGTGCAGTATGTACAGTCTAACTGATGACATTCAACGTCGAAGTGAAATTTTAAATTTGGCTTTAGATTTAGGAGTTGAATTACACTTTGCTAACGAACTTACCAGTCTTAAAACTAAAAAAGATTTAGAAAAAATTGAAACTTATCTAAATTTTGCAGTTCCTAAAAAGGGACTACAAGTATGGGAAGAAGGTTGGCCGGGTTGAAAACACAAGGGCACTTGACACCTTATTGGACAAAGGAATCTATTAGCCAGATTCCTTTTGTTACACCTCCAAATCCTAATATTGGATTTGATCTTGTTGATGATCAAGATCAAATAAGATACAACGGATTAATCACTGCTGATAGGGTAACTGAATTACCGGAAGTTTTAAAATCGGATTTATTAGAAAAAGAATTTGATTGGTTAGAAAATAAAATTTATGCTGTACATAGAATGAACCCCGGAACCCTTTTGCCTATACACAGAGATTTATATAGATATTTTAAAACTAACAATAACATTGATAACATAAACGATATCATTAGAGTAATAGTTTTTTTAGATAGTTGGCACAGCGGTCAACTATTAGAAATAAACGATACTATGGTTGTAAATTGGCAAGCGGGTGACTGGTATATGTGGAGAGGCGGTGATGCACATCTTGCGGCTAATCTGGGTCATCAAAATAGATATACTTTACAGATTACAGGAACTTTAAAGTGAGTCCTAGCGATCACGAAGTTAACGTGGACTATCATACCGGACAAAACGGAATTTGGTGGAATGAAACCTGCGCTATGGTTATGGAAGTATTTGGACTACCTGGAGATCGGTTTGTGGCCTCTCCTACAGAAGATTATATGACATTTACATTTAAATCAAAAAAGGATGCGGATTTATGCAGGATTCTACTGTCAGAAAGGTTGTAATTACTGGTTGGTTGGTTTCGATATCATTAATATTAATATTCAGTAATTTTGGAAATTCCAAACCAATAATGGTATACGACTGCGGTATAGCAGAATGGCATCCAGATATACCAAAAGAAGTTCGAGACGAATGTCGTAAATTACGTTTGGAAGAATTTTATCAAAGAAACGAGCAAGAAATTCCTAGAAAAAATTTGACAACGACCTAAATAAACCTATATAATATTACAAAGCGATCCACCGCTTAAACTCGGAGTAAAATATAAATGACAGATAAAAAAGAAACAGCATTAGACGCACTAGCCGGCGACGGCGGATATCAAGAAGCATATCTAGCAGACGTAATCCGTACAAAAATGAAACGTGACAAAAAGCGTTTCTGGGCAGGTGACAATATTTCAGACTATGTCACTGAAGAAATGAAACACAAACTTATCGATGAAGCAACAGAAGCATTTGAATTAGTGCTTGATCGTTTGCTTATTGATAGAGAAACAGATCCTAACAGTCAAGGAACAGCACGTAGGTTGGCTAAGATGTACTTTAACGAGATAATGAATGGAAGATATGAGCCAAGCCCAGATTGTACAGCGTTTCCGAACGATTCGGCAGACCGCTATGAGGGTATGCTCGTGGTGCGTAGTGAACTTCGTAGTATGTGTAGCCATCATCATCAACCTGTTGCTGGGGTTGCGTATATTGGCATCATTGCGGCAGAAAAACTGATTGGACTCAGTAAGTACACTCGTATTGCACAGTGGTGTGCTAGACGTGGTACTCTACAAGAAGAACTTGCTAATGACATTGCTCGTGAGATTGCTAAAGCAACCGGAGCAAAAGACGTAGGCGTCTATATTCAAGCCACACACGGTTGTTGTGAAAATCGCGGAATTATGGCACATAGCAGTTTAACACAGACTACAGTGTTAAAAGGTGCATTTAAAGACGATGCAGGCACAAAGAAAGAGTTCTTTGATAACATTAAACTACAACAGGACTTTGCTCCTAGGTAAGGAAAAACAAATGACACCAAAAGTAGAAAATATGAAAAAAGGTACATGTGGGTGCGGACGTAGCCCTACTGGAGATTGCATCGGCTGGCACGCCCTATCTGAAGAAGAATATCAAAAGAAAAAATCAGATTGGGAATTAGCCGAATATCGAAAACAGGCTAACGAACTTTGGAACGATAGTTGTACTAGTGGAAGGGCAGAATAATGGCTACTTGGAAAATTCGAAATTACTACAAAAAATCCATTGAAGAACACGAGCAGTTTAGCAAAGATGGCTTGACAATTACTCATAGAACAGGGTGGCGTTCAGGTAGTTGGTATGTTACTACTTCCGACGATGAACTTCCTGAATTTGAGTTTGACTATGTTCCAGGCGGAGATGGGCGCAAAGATAGTATCGATGTATATAACTTCCCTGGTCCAAACATTGAAGATGTTGAACTTATCGAAACATTCGATGGTTGTTGGGAGGAATATGATTGGCCCGAGGAGTTGGATGAAGACGAACGTGCTCAACTAGAAGAACTTGTCGACGAAGAAGGTGTTTATGCTTTGGAAGAACATGGCTGGACACAGGAGGATACCCAATGTTGGATGTGGGGCCCTATTGTTATCGAAGACGAAGATGGTAATCAAGTAAAGATTATTATGGCCGACGAAGAAGGCAACTGTGTAGAGTTCAAGGAGGAAGAATGAACTCTGTAGACATGGCCAATGATTTAATTAATCGTGCTAAAAATCTAAAAAAGTTTGAAGTAAAGCGTATGCTCGAAAACGGAATCTTATTTAACGGTAGTGTACCTTTTGATATTAAAGGTAAAGACGACTGCTATTGGATTTATGCCTATGCTGTTACTCAAGAAGAAGCAGAAGCAAAAGTCGATGCGTGGCTAAAGGATCGTGTATGAAGTGGCTTAAAAGAAAACTACGCATTTGGCTTCAAGAAGAAGACACGCTAGAATGTGCATCTATTGGAAAAATTCGAGTTTCAGAAGATTGTGTTGAAAGCGATCCTGTGTTAAACTTTAAAGTATATAATGCTATAGGTGGAAAGATTGTAGAGTTTAGGCACTATGATCGTCAGAAAGATCGAAATTTTAATCAAACCTATATCATTACTAATGATCAAGATTTTGGAGAACGAATTGCTAAAATCGCAACTATGGAAGTATTAAAACAATGAGTCAAATTAAACTTGCTGAATTATTTTACAGCATACAGGGCGAAGGACGCTACATGGGCGTCCCGTCTGTGTTTATGCGTACTTTTGGTTGTAACTTTAAATGTGCTGGCTTTGGTATGCCTAAAGGTGCAAATACTACAGAAGTAGAACCAATTGCCGCTAATGTGCATCTTTACAAAAGTTACGAGGAATTGCCATTGGTTAGTACAGGCTGTGACAGTTATGCTAGTTGGCACCCTGCTTTTAAACATCTAAGTCCATTTTATACTATTGATGAAATTATAGATAAAACATTAGCAGTATTGCCCAACAAGCAATGGGAAGATGAACACTTGGTCATTACAGGTGGTGAACCTTTACTAGGGTGGCAACGTGAGTACGAAGCATTAATTAGCGATCCTCGTATGCGTGGTTTAAAAGAAATTACATTTGAAACTAACGGTACTCAAGAACTACATCGTAGTTTTAAAGACTTTTTAATTGCATGGCAACAACCTCCGTTGGGTATGCCTAAAACTCACGAAGTAACATTTAGTGTTAGTGCTAAACTTAGTTGCAGTGGTGAAAGTCGAGCAGATGCTATTAAGCCAGACGTAGTATGTTCTTATCAAGAAGTAGGATATACATATCTTAAATTTGTAATTGCTACAGAAGAAGACGCAGAAGAAGCATTAGAAACTTTAGATATCTATCGTGCTGAAGGATTTACAGGTCCTTGTTATTTGATGCCTGTTGGCGGAGTTGAAAGTGTTTATACGCTAAACAATCGTCGAGTGGCAGAATTTGCAATGAAAAACGGGTTGCGTTATTCGGATCGCCTACAAGTACCTTTATTTAAAAATGAGTGGGGTACATAATGAAAAACATTATTAAAAGAGTATTTGGCATTGATAAGTTAGAGCAAGCCAAACAAGAAGCCAAACAAGCGGCAGAAGAAGCACTAAAAATAGCAGAGGACGCTAAACGTGCGGCAGAAGAAGCATTGATGACTCCAAAAGAGCGTGCCACTGCTAGAGGTGAGCCCTATGTTGGTGTATTGGAAACTCACGTCAATAAAGAAAATCTACGTAACGGTTTTTTTGAACTTGACTGGAACGACCAATTTGTGTTACAATTAAAGCAAGAAGGTTATGGTTTTGACGGCGATCCAGATGAAGAAATTGTGGATCGTTGGTTTAGAACTTTATGTCGAGACATAGCCGGCGAAGAGGGCATTGATATGACTGACCGTGGTGCTGGTTTTATTAATGTTAGAAAAATTGCTGAAGGTAAATCGGAAGTTTCATGACATACATTTTAGTTGATACTGCTAATACATTCTTTCGTGCAAGACACGTAATTAAGGGCGATGCCGATATTAAACTTGGCATGGCATTCCATATCACACTTAACAGTATCAAGAAAGCATGGCAAGATTTTGAAGGTAGCCATGTAGTTTTCTGCTTAGAAGGTCGCAGTTGGCGTAAGGATTACTACGAACCTTATAAACGCAATCGTAGTGATGCTCGTGCGGCGCTGACACCTAAGGAACAAGAAGAAGATCAATTGTTCTGGGAAAGTTTTGACATGTTCAAAGACTTTATTGCAGAAAAGACTAATTGTACTGTGCTACAGCATCCTCAACTAGAAGCAGATGACTTAATTGCTGGCTGGATTCAAAGTCATCCTGATTCAAAACATGTTATTATCAGTACCGACAGCGATTTTGTTCAACTCATTGCGCCCAATGTAAGTCAATATAATGGTGTTATGGAACATCACATCACACACGAAGGTATATTTGATAAAAAAGGTAATCGTGTTTTAGATACTAAAACTAAAGAGCCTAAGGCTATTCCAGACCCGCAGTGGCTACTATTTGAAAAATGTATTCGTGGAGACAGCAGTGATAACGTATTTTCTGCATATCCAAAAGTGCGTAAAAACAAATTAGAGGAAGCCTTCCGAGATAGACAAAATAAAGGGTTTGCATGGAATAATCTTATGCTACAACGTTGGGTTGATCATAACGGCGAAGAACATCGTGTGTTGGAAGACTACGAACGTAATCGTAAATTAATTGACCTTACACAACAGCCAGACGATATTAAAGAAAAAATATTTGGTACTATTAAAGAAAATATTGATAAAGAAAAAAATGTAAGTCAAGTTGGTATTCGTTTACTTAAATTTTGCCAACTATATGATCTTAAGAAAATTTCTGAACAGGCACAACAATATGCCGAACCACTTAATGCGAGATATCATAAATGAATGCTTGTCAATATGTTGACACTTGTGAAAGTAAAACTGAAAATTGCTGGGAGAAAACAGTGAATGAATTACATGCTAAACCTATTGTAGATGGTAAATTCTGGATTGTCGAAGATCACGGAAACAAAGTGGGTATTCTTAAAGTTACTGAACAGAAAAAATATGTTTTTAGTAGTAAGGATACTGTTACTACTTTCGATAATAAGAAAAAACTTTTTGAAACATTTGGAAAGAACTTTTTCGTAGCCAAATCATTCGAAGTTAAACAAGAAATTGAAAAAGAAGTCCACGGGTACCCTGCAAGTAGCGAACCACATAATCCAATGTTCGATGTAAGACGCAATCTTCCGCTGTTTACAAAAAGCGGTAAATCAAAGTCAGTTTATTGTGCAGGATACTATATTATTAAGTTTAACAAAGGTTGGGTTAAAAGTTTCTGTCCTAAATTGATTACTATTGAAAGAAATCCGTACGAAGGGCCGTTTAAAACTCAATTAGAAATGAAGCAGAGGTTATCCAGTGTCTCAAAATAATTTAATTAATACAACATCTATTCAGCAGTTTATTAATCAAGTTAAGGGTGCCGAAAATAGCAACCAGCGAGAGATCAAACTGGATATTACTACTGCTAAAAATCTTAGTCACACGTTAGCACTAGTAATGACACGACTAGCAGGTAATTACGAAGGCTTGATACAAAAAACCTCTAGTAATGAACCAGAAGTACAGGTAAAAATGGACGGCGGTAGTTGGGATAAAAACTGACCTAGATGGGCTAAATATACGCATATATTGGAGATATGTGTATATGAGCCGTCCAAAGCCAACTGTAATACTAGAAAACATAAACAAGAAAACTTTTAAAAGCGATCAAATATTAGAAGCAGAAGCCATCTGGGCCGTGTTCTTTAAAGGTCGTCCTTTTAATTTAAAAAGTCAGAATAGTCTAGGCGGCTACGCTGGCAGTAAGTATAAAAAAGTAAGTTTCTCTAATCCAGGCCATGCACACAATTTGGCAAAAAAACTAAACACCATGTTCAATTCTAAAGACTTTGCGGTTGTAAAATTAACGCAAGGCGAAGAAGTGAAATGAATCAAGAAACATATACACGAATTTTCTTAAAATCTGCCGAACAATCCATCACAGAAGAAAATGTAAAAATACATCTTCGTAAATGGTGGAAAAATACTAGACTTAAAAAAGAAGGCGGTTTACGCCTCACAGACGAAGGTTTAGACTTTGTTAAAAATACATTAGACTTAAGAGTCTACGAAGTTCCATTTCCTTTAAGTTTAGATTTAAAACCAGAAGTTATACTTTTTTTGGACAAGTTTATCGATTGTCCATATCATCTCAGTGAAGAATCTATAACAGTGCTCAGTGAACGTAAAAATTTTGAACTTCACTTATTTGCAGGCGATGTTCATAGATACGGTTTAATAAAGGCTATGAAAAGAAAAAATGGGGAACAATGAAATTTCACGGATTACTCTTCAATGCTTGCACACTAAGATTTCGAAGAAATTTAGGTCCTTATAGACTAGCACATTTTTTAAGAGAAGAAGGTTGGGACATAGAAGTTTGTGAATGGGTTCCTTTTTGGCCTTTAGAAAAACTTAAAGAATACGCCCTTAGTCGAGTTACAAGTGATACTAAATTTTTTGGGTTTAGTGGTCATATGTGTTATTGGGATGATAACTTAAACGAGTTTGCAGGATGGTTGAAACAACAATGGCCAAATATTACTATTATATACGGTGGTCAAAGTCGCCCTCAAATGGACAGCAAGTATATAGACATCTACATTTCAGGGTATAGCGAAGTAGCAATTAAAGAAGTATTGAAATACATAGCCGGTAATGGTACTATATCCGATCTGCGATTAGATGCTAATTGGTTATTACGAGGGAAAAAAGTTATAGATGCTAACGTAGCATTTGATCTTGCTGTTCCTAAAAGTTTAATGGTCAAATATCAGGATCGAGATTATATATTTCCCGACGAATGGCTTATTATTGAATTTAGCAGGGGCTGTAAATTTGAGTGTGTATTTTGCAATCACCCTGTATTAGGTGTCAAAGGCGATACTAGTCGTAGTCAAGAAGATTTTATAGAACAAGTGCAAGATGCCTATGATAGATTTGGTAGCACTAGATATTATGTAGCAGATGAAACATTTAATGATCGAACAGAAAAGATTGTAAAGTTTGCAGACGCTGTAGAAAGATTACCCTTTGAACCATTCTTTCACGGATTTATTAGAAGTGACTTACTAGTTGCTAGAGAAGAAGATCGACATCATCTAGCTCGTATGAACTTTCGTAGTCATTTTTACGGAGTTGAAACTTTTAATCATGCCAGTGGAAAGTTAGTAGGTAAAGGCATGAACCCAGAAAAACATAAACAAGGTTTAATCGATGTACGTCGATATTTTGAAACACAAGGGAACGGAATATATAAAGGACAAATAGCATTAGTATTAGGGTTGCCTCACGAAACATGGGATACACTAAACAGCACATGGAAGTGGTTAAACGAAAATTGGGCAGGACAGGCTATAGACCCTAGTCCACTACAAATAAGCAAAGATGATATGTTAGATAAACCTAGCATTATTGATCGAGAATGGCGTAATTGGGGGTATCGAGAATCTAACCAGCCGTTGGAAGGTTTAAATTTTGTACAGGACGAATTGGAATTAACAGAATTAGCGGCTTTATTGAATTGGGAAAATGATCAATTCAATTTTAACGATATGAGAAAACTTGCAGATCAATGGATGGATGACGGTATGCATACATTTACCCCTCATGCGTGGGCATGGGAATGGCCGTTAATGGTTGTTGATAATGATTTGAAAAAAGCCATGAATGTAAAAATGAGCGAAATTTTTGGGTTGGACGACCGACATTTATTGTTAGTAGACGCTTACATCTCCAAAAAACTTAATTGATTTAAAAAGAAGTTGACAGAATCGCGCAGTGATAATATACTATTGATACTGCGAAACTGATTCAACTTTTAAGGAGCAATAATGGCAGCAGAAATTATCAATCGTCAAGTCAGTCCTAATGGTGCTAAAAACGCTATCCGTAAGGCATTTAAGAAACAGCGTCCAATTTTCCTTTGGGGTCCTCCAGGGATTGGCAAGTCCGATATTATTCACCAAATTGGTGCAGAAATGTTGGCTCATGTAATCGATATTCGTTTGAGTCTTTGGGAACCTACTGATATTAAAGGTATTCCGTATTTTGATAGTAATTCAGGTACTATGGTTTGGGGTGCTCCTTCCGAACTGCCTAATAAAGAATTTGCTAGCCAATTTCCAAACGTAATCTTGTTCCTAGACGAAATGAACAGTGCGGCGCCTAGCGTACAGGCTGCGGCTTATCAACTTATTTTGAATCGCCGTGTTGGTCAATATCACCTTCCAGATAACGTGCTGATTGTGGCCGCTGGTAACCGTGAAGCAGACAAAGGTGTTACTTATCGTATGCCTGCTCCGTTGGCTAATCGTTTCTTGCACTTGGAAATGCGTGTAGACTTCGATGATTGGGCACAATGGGCTACTGATAATCGTGTTCACAAAGATGTAGTTGGTTACTGTACTTTTGCCAAAAAAGACTTGTACGACTTTGATCCAAAATCTGCAAGCCGTAGTTTTGCTACTCCTCGTAGTTGGAGTTTCGTATCTGAACTGCTCGAAGACGATGACACCGACGAAACTGTTCTTATGGATCTAGTGTCTGGTGCTGTAGGCGAAGGATTGGCTGTTAAGTTTATGGCTCATCGAAAGATTGCCAGCAAGATGCCAAAGCCTGAGGATATTCTTGCAGGCAAGGTTAAGAAAATGGACACTAAAGAGATTTCGGCCATGTACTCACTGACTGTGTCTCTATGCTATGAGCTCAAAGATTCATCTGATAAAAACGACAAGAAGTTTAACGAAAAAGTTAATTATTTCTTCCGTTTTATGATGGATAATTTTGAAACTGAATTGGTTGTTATGGGCACTAAACTTGCTCTTACCCAATATCAACTTCCGTTGGATCCGGACGAAATTGACTGCTTTGATGAGTTCCACGATAAGTTTGGTAAGTATATTGCGGCCGCTCAACATAAGAACTAAAACCCAAAAGGCGCAGAAATGCGCCTTTCTCTTGACAAAAACATCGAGAGAGCATATAATATATACATAAGTTAAGGAGCAGATATGTACCAAGATCCAATCGTTGATAAAATTGTTATTGCTCGTGTAGGGCTGTTGCTACGTCATCCATTTTTTGGAAATATGGCTACCCGAATGAAATTGGTAGATGCCAGCGATTGGCTTCCCACTGCCGCAACTGATTTTCGTAATTTTTATTACAATCGAGAGTTTTTTGAAAAACTTAATCCGCGACAAGTGGAGTTTGTTGTAGCACACGAAATTCTACACTGTGTTTATGACCATATGAGTCGACGTGAAAGTCGCGATCCCCAAATTTTTAATATTGCCTGCGATTACTGTGTAAACGGACTTTTGAAACGTGAGCGTATCGGCGAAGATCCTCCTGTAAAGTTTTTCCATGATTCTAAGTATTACGGTTGGAGTGCTGAACAAGTTTATGACGAAATTTATTCAAAGTACGACGAAGAGCAACTAAAACAACTTGGCGAATTATTGGATGAGCATTTGGATGGCGAAGGCGATGGCAAAGATGGTCAACCAAAGTACAGTAAAGAAGAACTTAAAAAGATTCGCGACGAAATCAAAGAAGCAATGATTCAGGCCGCACAAGCCGCAGGTGCAGGTAATGTTCCTGGCGAAATTGCTCGTATGATTAAAGAAATGACTGAGCCCAAGATGAACTGGCGTGAACTGTTGCGTCAGCAAATCCAAAGCACAATTAAAAATGATTTTAGTTTTAGTCGTCCTAGCCGTAAAGGCCAAATGACTGGTGCTATTCTTCCTGGCACTAACTTTGATACTACTATTGATATCTGCGTTAGTCTTGACATGAGCGGTTCTATTACAGACGCTATGGGTTCAGATTTTCTAGGTGAGATTAAAGGCATTATGGACGAGTTTAAAGACTTTAATCTTAAAGTTTGGTGCTTTGATACTCGCGTGTATAACGAGCAAGACTTTGATGGCTATAACGGAGATAGTATTAGTGAATATGAATTACACGGAGGCGGTGGTACTGACTTTATGTGTAATTGGGAATATATGAAAGAGCATGATATTGTTCCTAAAAAGTTTATTATGTTTACTGATGGATATCCTTGGGATAGTTGGGGCGACGAAGATTATTGCGACACTATCTTTGTTATTCACGGAAATGAAAGTATTGTTCCTCCCTGGGGACAGTATGCTTATTACGAAGCACCTAAAAAATCGTGAGCCTAGTAGATAAAATAAATCCACTAAATGTTTTGGATTGTAGGGAGGTTGAAGATCCGCCTCCCCATTTCCATTATGTATATATCGACCTCAAATATAATTTGATAAAGTCTATTCACGACTGGGTTGTTACTAATCTACGACACAGATTCTATATAAGAGAAAGTCTTGTTTTGGACGACGGACAATACCAAATCAAACTTAAAATTGGTTTCGAAGAACCAAAAGAGGCTAGTTTCTTTTTAATCGCTTGTCCACATTTAAAGTACTCCGCAAATTAAACTGATATATAATAGTGCCTTATTATATCAGAAGGAGTAAGACATGGCAGAAGAATTAAACCAACCAGTAGCAGAGCAAACACAGGCTCCTGCACAAGAAACACCTAATTATGATCTCACAGTACAAGACCTTGGCGCACTAAAGGCAATTATCGATGTAGCCGCACAACGCGGTGCATTCAAGCCTGCTGAAATGCAAGCCATTGGAACTGTATACAATAAACTATCAGGTTTCTTAGACGCTGTGAGCAAACAGGGAGGTCAAAAAGAAAATGTCTGATAATTTAAAACACGTAGGTAGATTGTCTACTACAGGACGTAAAGTTCTAGTAGCATACCGAACATTACCCGGCGAAAGCGATTCTGCATTAGTAATACAAACAGAATCATTAAGCGACGAGCAACACGACGCAATGATTCGTTTAGTAGAAAGCAACGCAGGTCAAAACAGTTATGAGTTTGCCGAAGCATTAGCACGTGAACGCTTTCCTAGTGGAGAAGTTATGTTAACGTATCTTCATCAACAAGGTAAACTAACAAAGGTAAAAACATCCGATGTTATTATGACACCAAGTTTGCAGGCTACAATTAAATTAGATCAGTTGAATCAGTTAATTGCAGAACAACAAGGCATCAGTGTTAATGATCTAGCATTAGGCAACAGCACAAAGATTCAAGAAGTGGGTCGTGTTAACGAAGTGGCTGCTCCTAAGAGTGAGCCGATTGAGCAACCTGCATTTGAAACCAAGTCTGACCAGCCGTTAAGCGACCAAGATATTGCTCGTCAATTACGTAGCCAAGCAGATGCATTATACAAAGAAGCCGCTAAACTTCGTGCTCAAGCAGAAGAATTAGCACCAAGTAAAAAGAAGACAACGGTTAAAGCAGAGTGACACCAAAAGGCAAAGGGCTACCGAAAGATGTGGTAGCACAATGGCCTGAAGTGTTTGGTGAAATTAATGTAAAGGCTGTACCATTAACTTATCTTCATAGTATGAGGATAATTTTTAAAGGTGGTAAAGTTTGGGATATTAATATTGCCTCTCATGCTAGAGCCCATGGTGCCGATAATCTGGAAGAGCATTTACAAGAACTGCTGTCAAACTATGAGGAAGAAATTGAGCATATCGATTTCCGACTTGATGTTGACCGTGTTAAAAAAGACGTGATGAAGCAGACTGCTTCATTCCTAAAAAAGAAACGTAAAAAGAAAGAAGAATGATAGCGGCACTATTCGCAGTAGACGAAGTAGGGGGCATGGGCTTTAAAGGACAACTGTCGTGGCCTCATAACAAAGAAGATATGACATGGTTTAAAACTATGACTCAAGATCAAATTGTTGTTATGGGAAAGCGTACTTGGGAAAGTCCTGATATGCCAAAGCCCTTACCTGGAAGATTCAATGTAGTTTTTACTAATAATTTTTTCGACAGAGATGATGTAGAACAAGTGCGTGGAGATGTGGCAGAAGCATTAAAGGCACTTAAAAGTAACAACAGAAGAAAAAAGATATTTGTTATAGGAGGTCCGAATTTACTCCTTCAGAGTAGACCTGTTTTAGACAAAATTTATGTCACTAGAATTAAAGGTGAATTTCTTCATGACACATATATCAATGTTGAAGAATTTACACAAGGAATGAAATTAAGCAACACAGTAAATTTAGGTTCCTGCATAGTAGAAGAATATACAAATGAAACAATATCATCAAGCACTCGAACACATACTCCAAAACGGAAAACACAAGACTGATCGTACAGGCGTAGGTACAATATCTGTATTTGGTTATCAAATGCGTTTTGATTTACGTCAGGGTTTTCCTGCCGTTACTACTAAAAAACTTGCCTGGCGGGCAGTAGTATCTGAACTACTTTGGTTTTTAGAAGGCAGTGGAGACGAACGCAGACTTGCAGAAATTCTACACGGTACTAGAGATCCAGAAAAGAAAACTATCTGGACCGCTAATGCAGAAGCAGAATATTGGAAACCAAATGCCGCGTTTGAAGGTGACTTAGGTCGGGTATATGGAGTGCAATGGAGACAATGGGGCCCACGACTTGGTAACTATATTGATCAAATTGAAAGATTAATAGAAGGTATTAAGCGTGATCCTTCCGGACGCAGACACATCTTGACAGCATGGAATCCTGGCGAGTTGGATCAGATGGCGCTACCGCCATGTCACGTATTAAGCCAATTTGATGTAACCGATGGATATCTAAGTTGTCAGATGTATCAGCGTAGTTGCGATATGTTTTTAGGAGTACCTTTTAACATAGCCAGTTACAGTTTACTTACTCATATTATTGCTCGCGAGTGCGGACTTAAAGTAGGTGAATTTATATGGACTGGCGGCGACTGTCACATATACAAAAATCATGTAGACGCTGTAAAAGAACAATTAAGCAGAGAAGAAAGAACCTTACCTACACTGTTTGTTACTGTAGATAAAAAACTAGGTGAGTACACTGTAGAGGATTTTATTTTGGAAAACTACAATCCTCATCCAACAATTAAAGCGGAGATGGCAGTATGAAAATATTTTTAACAGGTGCTAGTGGATTTATTGGTAGCCATTTACAGCCATTGCTGGAAAAAAACGGACATCAAGTATATTGTTTAAAACACGATTTACTCGACTACGATGCTGTTACAGCAGAAGTAGTGCGCGAACAACCAGATGTTATTGTACACTTAGGTGCTAGAACTGAAGTAGAAAAAAGTTTTTACGAACAGATTACATTCAGTCAAATTAATTATGTAGGCAGTGTTAACCTTATAGAGGCTGCCAGCAAAGTTAAAAATCTTAAAAACTTTGTATTTGCCAGTACCATGGAAGTCTATGGTTGGCAACCTATCAGCGACGAAATTAAGTACAATAGAGTTCCTAAAGAATTTATTGCTTTTGATGAAAACACAGAACCACATCCTAATGCGCCTTACGCTGTTGCCAAATATGGTGTAGAAAAATACTTAGAGTATATGCATCGTAGTTGTGACTTTCCGTTTACTGCTATACGTCAAACAAATAGTTATGGTCGCAAAGACAACGATTTCTTTGTAACTGAGCAAATTATCAGTCAAATGATTAAGAATGATAAAGAAATAAATCTAGGGTATGCAGAACCTTATCGTAATTTTATCTATATAGACGACTTGCTAGGTGCATGGATGACTTGTATTGAAAATCCTGAACTAGTTAACAGTGGTAAAATCTTTACTATTGGTCCCGATCGTCCAATTAAAATTTCAGACTATGCGGCTATGATTGGTAGCATGATGGAATGGCGTGGAGAAATACACTGGAATAAAAAGCCTATACGCCAAGGAGAAATTTATTGGCTGTGTAGCAATCACAATCTCATTACTAAACTCACTGGATGGGCTCCTAAAGTTAGTCTAGAAGAAGGTTTAGAAAAAACTATCCGTGTGTGGCGAGAAAAACTTAAAAAATGATTAGCGGTCGTATTACTCCTACATGGACTTACGAAACTTTAGAATCACTTGATATAAATCCACATCACGAAATATATCGAGGATTTGATCTTATAGATGAACAGGATCGTAATCGATACCCATCGTCAGTTATGCACGATGTACATAGAGATTTACCTGCATTTCTCGACGAAGATATATTTGAAAAAGAGTTTGCTTGGCTAGCAGAAAAAAGTTATGCCCTACATCGTATGCAACCAGGTATGTTGCTGCCGTTACACAAAGATCGATACAGGTACTACAGTCAAAGTCGAAATCTTAAAACAACAGAAAATGTTGTACGAGTTATAATGTTTCTTAGTGATTGGAAGAACGGACACTATTTAGAAATAAACTATAGTCCTATAACAAACTGGCGAGCTGGAGATTGGGTAGCATGGAGAAACGATACTGCTCACCTTGCCGCTAACTTAGGGCATAAAAATCGATATACTTTACAAATTACAGGTATCGATATTTCTAAGAGTTGATAATATTAAAAGATTATGTTCTAGGATATCTTTGACTTCCTCGTACATTAATTTTAATTGATCAACAGATTTAGAATCTATAAATTCAATAACATCAAAGATCTTTTTCAAACGTTGTTCATGGTTCGTTTCTTGATCATAACTTTCGTCCCACAGCCTATCAAATGTTTTAAACCCTAATTGTTTTAACCATTCTAAACTGCGAGGACTTGAAACTAATACAAACGGTCTTCCGGCTTTAATAGCATTAATAACCTTTTCGCTTATGTTAGCACTAGGTCTACGAAATTCAGATTCCGTTACTACAGCACAAAAACAACTTGTATAATCTTGAAAAGGTAACGGCTTAACTGTAGGACAGATGTACTCTTCGTCACCCACATCGGGAACTGCAAACAACTGTGTTTTATCTATGGTAGTTTTTTTAAAATTAATATCTAAAACATAAGGAACATTGGTTTGCAGAAAACTGGCTCCTTGTTTTAGTTTTAAAAATAATTGAGAGTCGGAGTCTTTCCATCTTTCTATCATAGTCCACAAATTTGTATCTTCTAGAGCAGTATCGTATGCCCAAGATATTTTAGAATCTAATCGTACTAAAAAGGCTGCTAGTAAAAATCTATGGTCAGCGTATCTCCAGTTTCCGCACCAAAATTTATTTTTAATAGATTTGGAATTTAGATTCAACATCATGTCTTGATCTAAGTCAAAACTAGATCTAATATTGCTGGTACCCGATAACGTAGATATGTAATTCTCTCTATAACTAATTTTAATATTAGGATATTTTTCTGACAAATAAGGTGCTATACCATAATCGCGAACAACAAGTTCTACATTAGATATATTATTCTTATGCATGAATACACGAACACAGTCTACATCAAAACAAAAAAAATCTGTGTCATTATCGAACTCAAAAGAAAAATCCTTAGCAGTATAATTTTGATTTTCTCTTACTATAAACTTTTTTGGTATTCCTGCATGATACCACATTATTTCATAGTAAAATATTTTTAGCCCTTTTTCTAAAATTAAACTGCGTTCTTCAGGTGTTAACATCATATCTTCTATCTGTACAATAGTGCCGGCACCTGTAGCAATCATATAGGGTGTGTCTAACTTATCAAAAAAACCACCTGCTATTTTATCATCATAATAATCAAAAAATGTATAAGAGTCTTTTACATCTTTACGAAATACTTCTGTTCCGTCTTCTAACACCAGATATGGTTCACCGCCAAAGTTCTTGTATAGAACATCTCGGTAAAATTTATCGCTAACGTCTTTAAATTCTTTAGGCATACTGTAAAGTATTTAATTTAGAAAAATTGTGATCAAGTATAGGTTTGATATCATCGTATAATCGTCTCAATTGATCTATGGTCATCGCATTTATTGAATCTAATGTTTTAAAAATCTTTTCTAAACGCAGTTGATGATCCGTTTCTTGATCATAACTTTCGTCCCAAAAATTACTGAACGTTTTAAATCCTAGACTTTTTAAATATTCAAGACTATATGGACTTGATAACAGTATAAAGGGACGCTTAGATTTAATAGCATTAAATGTTTTTTCAGTAATAGTACCTAACGGATGAGCAAATAATGATTCTGTAACTATGGCTAAAAAACTACATTGATACGATTCTAAAGGCAAAGGAACAGCATTAGGCGGTATGCCATCATAGTTGGGTGTAGTATAAAGTTGACCATTATCTATACCTGTTATGTTAGGATTAATATCAATAGTCCATGGGGCTCCATTACATAGTATGCTGTCGTTTGATATAAAGTCAAATTTAGATAAGTCAACCCATGTTTTTATATCTTGTATACTAGTATTATAGGACCAAGAAAACACAGAAGATTTATCAACAAGATATAATGCTGTTAAATGCCTATGTATATCGTAACGCCAGTTACCTGACCAAAACTTACACTGTATTGTTTCGCTAGAGAAGTCAAGCAACGGATTATGTTGATGTGAATTTGGTATTCCTTCAGTATGGGCTAATAGACTTAAAAGAAAAATATCCTGTGTTTTTATTTGAAATTCAGGATAGTTGTTTTGCAATGAACTCGAATTGTACTCACAGGTGTAAACTGTTACATTGATTAAATTATTTTGTTTAACAAATAATTTTATGCTTTCAAATTCATAAGAAAAATTACCCGCAGTAAAATCATAATCGCGTGGGCTGTATTCTTTATTTTCAGTAATATAAAATTTTTTTGTTGGTTCTTTTGTAAATGTTAGATTTTCAAATAGATATATGTCTAATCCTTTTTGATTTAACAGTACTCTATCGGCTGATTTTAAAATTAAATTTTCTAACTGTCGTATCGATCCTAGCCCTGTATAGATAAAGAAAGGGGTAGTTTGAGAATTTAAAATTGTGTTAGAATAATGTTCCTGAAAATAATCAAAAAATGTATAGTCAGCAAATCCTGGAAATAATGTATCTCCGCTGTCTGTGATTATTTTAGGTTCATTTATTTTCTGATATAGGACTGCAAAGAAACCAGGTCCTTCTATACCGTTATAATTTGAGGATGAGGTCATAATACTCTGCAAAAGTTTTAGGAAAACTTTCTCCTCTATATGGATCTCGAATTTCAATATCTTTTAAAAATCTCGACCATTGCTCTGGGTCGTCTTGAGATCCGTCTATGTAACTCCAAATCTTTTCAATTTCTTCCCAATACACTGTACCTTGGTCCACTGTATTTTTAAAATGTTGATATATCTGATCTTTCAACTTTCTAGGTATGTGTTGCATGGCAAAATTGTTAGGATTGTATACTGTATTAATAAAGAAAGGGAGATCATATTTTTTAGAAAAATCTATAACTTCATTTACATAATATACATTATAACTACTAGCAGTGTAATGAGTTAATAAAGTTCTACGTTCTCTATCTTCCTCTCTCCATGCTAACATTTTTTCAATATTAGAGTGTACTTGATCCCATTTAGCAGGATGACGCATATATTCAAATCTTTCGCCTATACCATCAAGACTTAGACCTATTCCTACTAATCTAAAATGTTTAAAAAGTTCTACTCGAGAATCGTCCCAGAAAGTACAGTTAGTGTTAAAACTTAACTCGATGTTTTTAGCATATCCTTTTTCTACTGCGTGTTCAAGAATATCCCATGTTGTTTTAATCATGAATGGTTCGCCACCAAAGAAATGTAATTCTTCTATATCGGCTAAACTTTGAGATTTTAAAGATTGATAAAAACTACTGTCCGGTTCAATTCTAAATATATTTTGTTTTTGGAAAGTTTGGTAATACTCTTTTTGGTCGCCTAAATCTAAATCATAAAACTCTTTAATCCAGTAAGAACTATCTATAGGATTGCAGGTACGACATTTAAGATTACACTGGTTACCTAAAGCAAGATCTATTAGAGTAAGTTTATTATTCTTTTCATAAGTTTTACCAAACCACCGTATTTCACTCATACGAGGACTTTCGCCACCAATGTCTTCTACTTCCCAACACTTGGTGCAGTTTTTGTCTCGAATACCGTTGTCGAGATTTGTACGTATTTGCTGAAACTCTGGACTGTTAAACGCTTCCTCGAGAGTATGTGTTTGAGCCATAAACGGTTTTCCTGTTTTAGAATCAATAACAGGATCACCATTACAACAAGTTGTAATTAGGCCACTAGTTTTAATACTAACATTATGTGCGGCAAACGGACACCATAAGTCTTTATTCATGATTTCTCTCTAAATCTAAAGTAACACAGTGGAACCCGCCACCTAATGTTCGTTGCTGACGTCCTGGCAAGCAAGCACAATCTATACCATAGCTCTCAATTTGTCGACGCAGTTCATCTTGTCCCTCTAACATAACTACGAGGTCTGGTCTTATACTAAACAAATTAACGTTTAACCAAGGACTAGCGTTGCAGTATCCAGGATAGTGACCAATATCTACTGGGTCTGCGGCAAATATAGCGTCCCAACTTTGTAATTTTTTAGGTAGTTGATCTTTGCTTTTTACACGACTAGGATTTAACAACATCAGTCCTTCACGTAGAAAAGCAATAGTACTATCAATATGCATATAACTATATACGCCTTCGACTAAATGAACTTTTTTATTTGGTACTAAACTCTGCAAATACTCCGCTCCGGTTTTATTTCCACTATTGCTGACTAGATAATACAAATCATCATTATCACGTAAAATATTTGCGGCATCAAAACTAGGTTCTACTTCGGTAAGTGCTAACGTATTTTTGTCACCTAAACAATTTATGTTATACAATCCGTCTGGTCTAGAAATTTGCTTATCAATATACCTGACATTTTGTCTTGTATAAGGATAAAAATGCTCGTGCATGGCCATATATTCATTAGTTCTTGCTCGAAGAGGTTGTGGTGTTGCTAAAATTAAATCATCGTAAACTAGTACGTTATCTCTAGGACAATAATTATAATATTTAGGCACACGAGTTTTATCAGGCCGTAAAACTTCAACTCCTTCTTTACGTAATAAATCGCAAAACTTTTCTAAATCTTCGTTGGCTTCGTCTATAACTTGTTGCGGATATTTTCCTTGAGGGATTTCACTAACGTCTTTTTTATCTGCGTAATTTATAGTACGCAAACTAATGTCAAGAGACGGAATAGTAGCATCATCGGCAATACCGACTATTACTTTTTTTAACGGGTCGTATTCGTTTTTACTAAGCATTGAAAACCTTCATTTTAGATATGTTTGGGTAGTCTTGCCAACTCCATTGTTTGGCTTCTCGTTCTATACAACTTGGTAGTTTTTCTAAACCTAATTGAGCAGTTTCTGGAGTCATATAGTAATGATAACCCATTATATCTACGTCTTGCTCTGCCCATGGTACATCAGGCAACCTTCCATCGTAACTCATTTTTTTAAGTGTAATATAATCGTCTTTGTTATCGCAAAGTATCATACCGCCACGGCCTAGATTAAGATGTTTTCTAAATTGAAAACTAAGACAAATTAGTTTTCCTGAAATATAACCATTTTGTTTCCAGTAAACTGCACCATCGATTATATTTGTATTACCTATTTCGTAATACTCCTGCCATTGTTCATTTTTAAATTCCCATGATAATCCTAACTTTTTAAAAGTCATAGGAATTGAAAGATATGTATGTGTAGGGCAAGTAACATTATTACTATTACGAAGCCTTAAAGATAATTCAATGGCATGAGTACAACAATCGGTACTTACAGCGTAAGGAGCATTGTAAAATTCAGCAACTGATTGTTCGAACTCTGCTATCTTATTCCACATTAATCAAAAATCCACTGTTTAGTTTTTAAAGTTTTTAACATTTCAGCATTATTTTCTAATATATCTTGCATATTAGAATACATAACGCGAAGTTCGTTAATATCCTTGCTATCTATATAGTCAATAACTTTTAATATCTTTAGCATTCGTTGTTCTGGATCCTCTTCCTCATCATAACTTTCGTCCCAGAATCTGCCAAAAGTTTGAAATCCTTGTTTCCTCATATACTCTAACGTATGAGGAGGTGCAACAATTACAAAAGGTCTACCTAGTTTCATAGCGTTCATTGCTTTTTCGCTAAAAATGCCCATTGGTTGTGCAAACATTGTTTCTGTTACCACTACACAGAAACTATTTAAGTAGGCATCGTCCATTCGATAATCGCTAGGACTTCCGCAAGTGTAATTTCCTGGAAATTTCCAGTAGTCTATGTTTCCATCAATTTTTGTTACTGGCTGTTCTATATTAATCTGTAACGGAGATTTTAAATTTAAATCCTCTACCCCTTGTACCAATACAGTATATTGATCAGGATTTTTTGTTTTCCAAGTTTCCAAATCAAACCAAAGATTTTTCTTTAAAACATCAATACTTCCATTGAAGTACCAAGAATAGTGTCCGCTTTTGTTTACAAGATAACTCATAATTACATGTCTTGCAGTATGATATCTCCAATTTGGGCAGACAAATTTACGTTCTATTAAACTAACTACATCAGGTAATTTACGGAAAGGATACTCGTCCTCAGGCGGATAGTCAACCATTGATGCTAGATGAAGATCTTTACAGTGTAGATTTATATTAGGATACTTGTGCTGAAAGTATTTCTTTACATTATAGTGACACCCGTATACATTTACTTTTTTAAGATTATTGCGTTCAGCAAAAATTGATATGGATTCAAATTCGTAGCATCTTAAATCCGCATAGTGCTCTAACTTGCAGTCAAATATCATATTATCACCGCAATTTTTTACAATAGTTTCTGAAATTGCGGCATCTTTGTCTGGATGATTAAATTTTTTAGACTTATCTATATTGCCTAACCCAAATGTTAATACTTCATAAAGATAAATGTCTAGTCCTTTATCATTAAGATGATCGATTGTTCGTTGATCAAATGTTTTAGTTTCTAATTGGGGTATATACCCTTTAACTCCACATATCATATGTGGCGTTGTTTCAGAATCAATCCATGTAGGTGCTATAGCCCACTTATAAAAATGAAAAAAGTAAGCATCGTCTTCATGATACAATTCTGTACCATCCATTAATGTTATATGTCCTTGACGATTATCTAACAGTAATCTTTCAAATAAAATAAAATTATCGTAGGCCTTGGCTATATATTCAGACATTCTGTTCCTCTATCATTTTATTAAACTCGTTAGGATCGTTTAATCTATCATCAAACGAAGAACAAGTTGTGGCACACGTAAATAATCGACCTTGTTCATAATTTTTATCCCATGTCGATTTAATATCAGTAAAAAAATTACCCTCTATTATAGAATGCCATGCTGTTTTTCTTAAATCAATTTTATCTTTGTGTTCTTCCCAAATTTTTTCCCACCCGTCTTGAATAACTGCGCCTCGACGAGCGTATACTCCGGCTGCTAAAAAACAGCAAGGAAATACTCTACCTAAGTGGTCAATGTAAACACTTTGATTTTTTAATACATAACAGTCAATACAACTGTTATCAGAATCGTTCATTATACCCTTAAGAGTTTTAGGTGTTCGATGTAAGATTACTTTATGTGTTAAGGATTCATCGCTAGGCGGCTCTACTGGACGAGAACGTCCTAACACTTCATCTAATGCAAACCTATGACTTGGTTTAACTATAAATTTTTGAAATCCTAACTTTTCGGATAAACTTCTTGCTTCTTCTACTTGATGTTGGTTGTGTTTAAAAGTTATATATTGCCAGTATGGTTTCCCGCCACCTTCTACAAAGGCGTGTACGTTAGCCATAACGTTAGCCCAGCGTACATTGACTCGGTATATGTGGTTAGTATCTTCTAACCCGTCTATGGCAAAAATAACTTCGCTACGATCGCCTACTATTTCTGCAAGTTCTTTCCAAAAATTAGGACTACGAAGCCCACCGTTAGTGCTAATTTTTATTATTATATCTGGATTCTTTTTTCTAATTAATCTACATACATCTAAAAAGTTTGGTGCCGCACAAGGATCTCCTATGTTGCCACAAAAGAAAATTATTTTTGATTCTTGATAAACGTAATCAGGAATCAAATTAAAAAATTCAGTTTCTAAATATGTTTCTTGAAGCCAACTTTTATCCTCGGGCGTTATTTCTCTAACACATTGAGGGCAGGCAGCATTACAAATACTGCTGTTTTCAATTTGAACTTCAAAAAATTTACCTGTATAAAATGTCATTGTGGGTCCGGAAATATAATTGCTTGATCTTTGTATTTTTTAAGACTTTTATTAACTAACTGTCTATGTTTTTCTCTATCTAAAATTCCTAATACACAAAGCATGATTTTATTTTGTTCAACATAATCTGCTCCGTGCCAATGATATCGTTCACAAATACTAAAACATGCTTGTTTTTTAGTAATATTTGGATATATCTTTTCACTATCTTTATTTTCAGAAACATAGAAACTCTTACTTTCATGCTTATTCATTAGAACATTGTAACGTCGAGGCTCTATATCAATTGCAATTTCTGTAGGATCGACTATGATATCTCTTTGCTGAGCGTCCATATGAGTATTGACTTGTTCTCTCTGCATCAACATTACCACAAAACTAAATTCTAAAAACGGAAGTTGATCTAGCATATAAGGAATTTCAGGAAACACTTTGTCTATATCGTTAGCGTATAACGAGGGACCAAGATTTGGAATAAATCTCGAATATAAACAATTTTTAAACTTTTCAACATCGTACCATTCATTACCTTTTAACCGTCCACGAACTGGAATTTTATTCCAATGCTCCATAGAATCAATATTTTGATTCCAATCTTTAGCTCTGGTTTCTTGACAGAAATCTAAAAGTTTTTGTTCGTCAGGTAACTGAACATCGATGTCTATAGGTAAGTATGCTATTGTCATGTTTTTATTAAATCTATCATCAAAATTACTCTGTCGTTGTCTGTGGGATTAAAAGCAAAATGTTCTACTGTGTCATCAAATACAGTATCTTCGCCTTCGTTCCAATAATAAACATCACCACCAACATTAATCCATGCTTTACCAGATGCTATTAAACCTAAATGATACTTAAACACCGCAGGATTATCTGGGCCGCTATGTGGAAATATTTCGCAGCCGCCCTTTAATATACTAAACCCTACTAAGAAAATATTAGGTATTTTTTCTGCTACGCTTATAGTCACTGGACAAAATTCTTTATCTACTAACCATTTACCATCAATAAACAACGGAAGAAAATCCCACTGCCCGTTGTTGTTAGTAACTACTCCGTCTGGGCCGTCAACAATAGTTCCTTGGAATGCTTTTGGAGGCCACTTTTCTGCGTGATCTTTAACAGATAAAAATTCATCACGAATAGTTTTCCAATGTTGTTTAACATGGCTTACAGAAGGAAAATTACTTGTGGAAAATATGTTCATAGTTTTTCTAATATCATATCTATAAAATCATCTTCGTAGTTAGATCTAAAACTATTCAGTGCCGCTTCTTGTAGTCTTTTTGGAGAGTAAGTTTCCTGTATCGTCATTCCAAGTTTATCTAACACACCGTGCATTTTTTCTAATCTGCCTGGACTAATTTGTATTAATAAATTTTCAAAACTGTCTGTGTCTTTATCTGTATCGTAACAAAAAAACCAGTTTATAGGAAACATTACTCCGTCCTGTATTGTCCAACTATTAGGATGTAGACTTAATTTTGTAATATTTGCATTCCACATACATTGTATTAAATTAGCCCACTGTTCTTTCCAATTTTTACACGCTAATTCTCTACTACCTGCTGAGATACTTTGCATTAAAAAATCGTCACCTGGCCATTTGTATATTACTTTACGTTCAACTTCATCTATATCTTCAATTTCTAACACAGGCATAAACTCTTTAGCCTTTGAATGAAATTTTAATTCTTTGCGAAATCTATCTTCTAACAACTGCTCAGTCCAGAGTGTATTTTCTTCAACACTGCGATGGTATCTTATGTCTCTAGCAAACCACTGACAAAAGTGTTTTTTATCAGGACTAACATAGGCACTATAGACTAAATTGGCTCGTACCAATTCGTCCCCTTCTAAGTTCCAATATAAGTTCCAATTTGATATATCTGTCATTGTTTTGTTGATAAATTAAAGTATGCTATATTTATTGAGCCTATGATCCGCGGAATAAATTCTCAACCTTACATTAATCTAGATCCTTTTATTGATATAGAAGGATTTTCCAAACTGCATTACGAAATCTGTAAAGGTATCGTTATGGCTGATTATAAAAAAGAAGGGAATATGGTTAAACCTGCGGCAGCCGAACAATATCGTTGGGAATTTAAACCACTGTATCAAGCATTGGAAGAATATCATGCACTACCTGCAGATCACGAAATTAAACGGTTAGGCATAGAAATAGGAGAATATAATAATCGCGATAAGTTTATGTTGTTTTTAAAACTTGCGTTAGGTGCGTATGATCCTTATCAATTTATTTTCCTTAAAACAGAAGAGGGCGGTTGGGAATCAAGGTTTGAAGAAAAGGCATGGACTGATGATGCTGTAAATCATTTTCCTAAAGTTAAAAATTGGATTGAGCAATCAATACAAGGCAAAGTTTTTAAGACCATAGGTCGTATTATAATCTTTAAAGCAGAACACGATTGTCTAATGCCTATGCATCGTGACTTGCTAGAGGGAGAAAACGACTATTATCCACATAGGCATGAATTTATTCATTTGCGTCCTAATGCTGATAAACCGTTTTATATCTATGATCCTGAAATAGATAAACGTATATCTGTAGATTGTCGTGCAGTGTTTTTTAACGATTTAGATTGGCATGCTGGCGGACGTTCTGATGTACAAAGTTACAGTATAAGAATTGACGGATCGTTTACAGACGAATTTAGAGAACGCATCGGTGTTGCACACCTAGAAAACTATTAATCAAACAATAAAATTTGTAAACTAATTTTAGGAACTGTTCCTAAATTGGCTGCTCCGTGTTCTATATTTGCAGGTGCTAGTTCGAACATATCCCCTGCTTTATAATTTTCTAAAAACTGTCCTTCATACGCAAACACATGACCGGGCTGATGATCTTGACAGGCCATCCAATAACGTTGTACATTTTCTGCAGATTCAAAATGATCCACGTGCATAGGCAACATGTCTCCAGGATTAAGTTTACTAAACCACCACTTGTATTTTTTACCATTGATATTCATAGGTAAATCAATATGATCTCTACCTATGTGTTCATTATAGTAAAATTCCCAACCTATCTTAGTCATATCGATACCAGAAGCCTGCCATTTTTTCAAAGTGGATAGCTCGTATTCTCCTGCCTGTAACTTAGGGCGACGTTCTCCTGGCGTTGTTAGTATTCTATCAATTATGCTAGGATCAATCCAACTAGCAAAGTTTCCAACGTACATCATATCTTCACCTTAGTCAACGGTATATCTGCGGCACAGGTACAAAAATTTCGATCGCATATTATAGGTTCTGTTGGTACTGTAAAAGTATTTAGGTATATATTTCCAAGGCTTCCTCCTACTCTACAAGTAGCACGATGCACTTCACCATCCCAATTAATCATTAAACTTTCGATACCGGCACTGCACTGCCAATCTTTAAATTGATTTAAATGTAATTTAATAACATCGTTGGCATGTATTAATGTTTTATCATCAATTACACAATTTGATTCTACAGTAGCAGAATTGTCCTTAATCCATTGTAAATCATCTGGATGATAACGCATGTCATCAAATAGATCCCTATCGCCATCAGTCCATCGTATTCTACGTACAGCATACGGTATACTTGCTTCTTTAAAAATTGTTACAGCGGCTTTGGCTTGTATAATGTAATCATGATGTGCCATAACGTTTACCATTATAGGCGTAAGATGCTTTAACATATGAAAACTTTTTATAGTGTTTACTACTCTGTGCCAATCACCTTCTGTAAAGTGTAAACTAAAGACCCAATGATCGGCTTTTTGATTAATGTACCACTCTGGTTTACGAGTACCGTTAGTAGTTATATTAACCCAACTTACACCGACATGTTTACAATAATCAATCAGTTCTCCAATATGAGGATGCACAGTAGGTTCACCACCTGTAAAACTAATACGTACATCACCTAGTTTAATCAACCTATCTACTGTAGATTTTAAAACTTTAATATCTGTGTGAGGACTATGATTGTCGTGTATTTCAGCAGGACAGTAAGCACAGTCGTAGTTACATCGTTTGCCAAGATTCCATTCAACTTTAATTTTATTTTGATGTGGCCACCGACTGGTAATTTTATACATAATTTTTAAATTCCGGTGTTACTTCTAAAAAACTCTGGTGTCTAGTAGCATCAAGTCGACGATTAAATTCGATGCAATCCTGCCATTTTTCAGTTTGGTCTTTGGCACGTAGATAATTCTGTACTCCTTGTATCTGACCCATAGTTAGATCTAACAGCATAGGATTTTGTTTAATCATAGCAAAATCTTTTATAGAATCTTTAACTACTTCCAAACGTTGACTGGCTAAAACTTTTAAAGGGTACGGCATTACTTGAGCACTTAACACGTTAGGATAATTAACCATGTTAGTGTAAAAAATAATACCTACTTTATCTAAAAATTCTTCTAACATTTTATCAAGTATAAGAACATTACTAACTTGTACAGCCACGGCTCCTACAATACGTCTTACGTTAGGTATTTTTTGTATTTCTTTTATGTTACTAATAACGTCATTGTAATTGCCATTACCTCGAATATAGTTATATACATCGCCTATACCGTCGATGCTAACATTAACTGCTACAGATTTAAAATGAGGCCAATAATCATGTATAGTACGTCCACCTTTAATGCCTAAGGTAGTTCCATTAGTAGCATATTTGATTTCTATTTGATTGCCGTATGGCTTGAGCATATCCAATATACGATAATGCTGTGGGTCCATTAAAGGTTCTCCGCCAGCAAATTCTACACGGCGGAAGTAGGGCAATAATTTTTCAAAACTTGCCCACCAATTAGGATTGTCTTCAAACTTATCTAAGTATGGTTTATTAATTAAGTTAAGATCCTTAATAGCCTTAACCATAAAATTATTTTCTTTAACGTAGAACTCTTCTACTTCTTGCCAATCGTTCCAACTTGTACTATCCATAGGATGGCACATACGACATTTAAGATTACAAAGATTGTTTAACTTGATTTCCATAGTCGGAATATCAAACGGCATAGTGTAATCTTCTTGAAGTTTACTTAATGCATTAGGATATAATGTTACACGACTTTCTGGTATGCGAGGTTCTATATGACGTAAGCGAAGACTTTCTACACCGTTGGATTCTGCTAATTGACAGGCATGACATTCTTTAGGCCACTCATTATTTAGAACTTGTTTACGAATACGACGCATTGTATCGCCGTTCCATATTTCTTCAAGTGTTTGCTCTTGAATCCACCCAACAGGATGACTGCGACAACACGCTTGTATGGCGCCATCTTCTCTAGTGGCTAGCCCTGTAAAAGGATGTAGGCAAAATGTTTTACTGGTCATGTTCTTCCAAATATCGTATCAATGGCGCCACTCCGACCGGTCCTCCGTTGCGTTGTGCAAGGTAAATGCTTTTAGTCGGAGTTAGATTAAAATCCTTACAAATTTTAAAATATCTATCTCCATGAGTGTCCCACAAATAATCACTAGGAAATTCTTTTAAAAAATGTAATCCTATTTTTGCTAGAGCTCTACAATTCATATTGAAATCATTCATAATACTTATTGCATCCGGTTTAAGACTCTTACTCCATCGAATCCCTATTCTATTCCACCCTAGTCCCAGGCCTTTGCTAAGACTGATACCAACCGACTTAATCTGCGGGTGATTAAAATCAAAATCGATATCTCTACAGCAAGTTATCCAGGCACCGTCAATATGTACATCGATATTTTTACTAGTACACTCGTTTAGTATTTCTTCCATGTCCTGATGAGGTGCACCTATCTGTGGAAAAGGCATAGCAATAATCAAGGGTATATCAGGAACAAGGCTACCCACATCTCTAAAATAGGCATATCCTAATCTGTCATGGTATCTATAATCTCCCGATAACACCTGAACAGGACCTTTCATATATAAACTATCAATAAATTGTGTACAGCCTATAATAATATCTGTCCTAGCAAAGGAATCTATGCCCTGTAGATTGTTTAATTTTGATCCAAAAATCCAAGACTGACATTCTTTTTTAAAATCAAAATATACTTGGTCTGTAATATCTTTGTCCCAGCCACCGTGAAGAATAGTCTGTATAGCAGATTCTATGCGTCTATCCGAAAGGGGACGAGGGCGTTCTACTTGTAAGTATTCGGCGGAATATTCAGGTGCTATTTTAACTATCATGTTGGATATTTATTGACCTTTTGTCAAGGTTCGTGTATATTATAGCATGTACTTGATAAGTAATCAACATGAATGAAAAAATAATTCAAATAGTTAATAAAATTGAATCCAAAACTGGATCAAAAACTTTCTGCCCTTTGCCGTGGATACATTTGGCTACTCGTCCAAACGGCGATGCTAGACTCTGCTGTGTTACTAATGCCAGCGGAGCACAGAGTGGCGACCATACTGTGGGTCTAGTTAAAAACATAGACGGCAAGCCGGCTAACTTTGGTAAAGATTTGCCATTAGATGCTTTTAACAACGAATACATGCAGAACGTAAGAAAAACTATGCTAGAAGGTAATGTTCCTGCTAGTTGTACTAAATGTTTTGAAGAAGAATCAAACGGTGTATTCAGTAAACGTATGTGGGAAAGTTATGAGTGGATGGAGGAAGGTTTAGACTTTGAAAAACTTGTACAAGAAACTAACAAGGATGGCACGGTACCACCAGTAGTACCTTATTGGGATTTACGTTTAGGACACACTTGTAATCTTAAATGTGTAATGTGTAGTCCGCACGACAGTAGTCGCTGGGTACAGGATCACGAGCAATTAGTTAAAATTACAAAAAGCCCAATAATCTTAAAACAGGTTGAATGGGGTGCTAACGAATTTAATAACTACTGGTACGAAAAACCAGAGTTTTGGGATCAGGTATACGAACAAATCCCTAACATACGTCAGTTGTATTTTGCAGGCGGCGAACCTTTGATGATTAAAGAACACAAACGGTTCTTAGAAGAAATTATACGCAGAGGTTATAGTAAACAAATTAGCCTACGTTATAATAGTAACGGTGTTTTGATTGACCAAAACATGATTGATATTTGGACAGAATTTAGGCAAGTGCGATACGCCTTTAGTATCGATGACTATGACCAACGTAATCACTACATTCGATATCCAGCAGAATGGTCAGATATTGAAAAAAGTTTAAGATTACTCGATAACACTCCTGATCATATACATACTAGTATTGCCTGTGCGGTTCAGGCATTAAACATCAAAAATGTAACTAATTTTGCTCGTTGGAAGTTGGAGCAAGGTTATAAAAAGATTAACAAATATAAATTTGACGAATTTGAATCAGGCGGTGGTATAATCAATATGCATCTGTTATACATTCCTACATTTCTAAGTGCTAGAATACTGCCTCAAGAAGATAAGCAACAGGTGCGAGAACAATTCATGGAGTTTAAGGATTGGTTATGGAACAACTATCGACAAGACGACAATTTCTGGCAGGTAAATCCCTATGGCTGGAAACGCTACGAGGCTATCTTGAAGTTTGTAGAAGCGCAGGATCACACACATCTACTACCAGACTTTCAAGAGTATATTCGCAACTTAGACAAGATTCGAGGAACAGACAGTAAATCTGTGTTTCCTGATCTAGCACATCTGTTATGATACCAATAAAAATACAGGCCAACGATTCATCAACTTTAAAAATTATTTGGCAGATTACCACTGCTTGTACCTATGCTTGTGAGTATTGCCCTAAGGAACTACATACAGGATCTAACGAAACTTTAAATTTAAAAGATTTTGAAAAATTTTTAGATTTGTTTAAAGATCGTAAAATAGTAATGACTATTACTGGAGGAGAACCTACTGTACATCCTCAGTTTGTAGAAATTGCACGTCTTTTAAAAACAAAGGGAATTAAAACTGTAGTAGATAGTAATCTTTCTAGATCTACACGATTTTATACTGAAGTAGCCGATTTAATTGATAATTGGTGTGTAACTTTACACCCTTATAAGCATGAGTTAGATTTAGAAAAAATTAAAACATTGGCTGAAAAAAGTTTTACTGTAGTATATGTGATGATGGATCCTAAGTATTGGTCAAAGGCGATGGCTTGGTGGAAAGAACTTAGATCTGTTGAAAATATTAAATTAACTATACTTAAACCTGTGGATAACTGGAGTGGTGCTAACTATCAAGGACAATTCACCGAAGAAGAACAAATGTTCTTAAACTCTACTACACCTATATACACATTTACAGAAAATAAAATAAAAGAAGTACAACAAAATTATGCTTGGTTGTCTGACTTAGGATCTACTGTAACATGGAACGATAATAGTTCACAACCTTTGGATGCCGACATGATTATGAAACAAGGTCTAAATAAATTTAAAGGCTGGGACTGCTACGCTGGCAGAGAAGTTATGGTTTTAGATAATCAGGGCAATGTGTCGTTAGCCACTTGCGGAGTTGCTAATTTAGGACATTGGAGTACTGTAAATATAAATGATGTGTTAGATCCGGTTGTGTGCCCTAAAGAAATCTGTCATTGCGGAACCGATATTAAAGCCACTAAATTTAAAAATGAAGTTCTGTAGAATAAATTTACATAAAACAAACTACAAAGAATATCCTTGTGATATTAGTGTAGGTTATCGAGATTATTTTAAAACAATCTACAAGGAATATTGTAGACACAGAAAATTTGAAAGTGTTATGCCATTGTTTCCACAAGATTTTGCACAACCAGGTGCTACAGTTTTTACATTTTACGACAACGGCAATCCGGCTGCCTGGAGTCTTACACGTGGTTTAAAAGATGGCATTAGTGCCGAAAGTATTCAGTTTGCTTGGAATTATCAAACGCCAGAATTAAGATTAGGTATACGTAGTTTAGAACACGAATGCGCTTACTATAAAAAACTAGGATATCAATATCTGTATCTTGGTCAAGTTGCAGAATATAAAACTTTATTTGACGGCTACGAAGAATTAGGCCCAGTTTGATTCAAATCTCCAGCGTACAACATCATCGTACTGCTGGTCACTCCAATTTACATAATAACCTTCTCTACAGAGATATCTACTGGCTTCATTAATATTTTCTAATCTTTGTGCTATGATAAGGTTGTAACGTCCATTGTTAAAATTTATACCATGAAAGGGTTCTGGTATTTTTGTGTGATCTTCTAACAATACAAAATTTTGTAACATGAATTGTTGATTTAGAACTTTTACATCTTTTACAAATGTTTCAGGTTCTATATCATCGTCACAAACAAACACCACAGCATGTATACTGTCATTCCAAGATTCAAATTTTTTAGAAATATCAGTTTTATAATCACTAGTTCTTATAAATTCAACTTGATTATTCAAAATAGCCTGACGTGCAAAAGGACATATAGGTAGGCTGTTTAACAATTCGTGCGGAACAGACAAAGTTTTTTCTACCCACTCTGTTAGATATTGTTCATACTCCGTAGTCACGTTGTCCTCCTTGTCGTTTAATGTCCAATGTTAGACAATGCCACCCGCCGTCCCAAAAGAATCGATTACGTAAGGGGCACACTATAGGTGTAATTCCTTTTGATTCTAATAGTTTTAGCAATTCAGGATTATCGCTGTTTACTACTACATGTCGTTCATCAACTATTAAACAGTTAAGATCAAATATTGTTTCTTCACAATATCCTGTCCAATTAGGTAAAAAACTTTCTACAAATTCAGTAAATTGATCGTTGCTTTCTTCGCCTGGTACCCACCAACTTCCTCTGTTCTTATCACGTAACTTCCACCACTCTTTAACATGATTCCAATTTGGATCGTTAAAATAAATGATTTCCCAGCCTGGAAATAAATGTTCATTGCCTTTAAACCAAGGTCCTGCTATAACTACACCTTCCTTAACTACTGTAAAAATTCCGTCAAGGTGTCCACCTATACAGACATCTTTGTAATTGAATGCTGGATATTTTTCATTTAAGAACTTTAATATATCCGCACTCTGCCATAAGTCCACTAAACAAGTGTTACCAATCCGTGTTAAGTTAGGACTACAAAATCCCATAAGACTAGAAACATCAGGATCAGGATTTGTTAAAAAATAATCTTCCGGTAAACCGCGATCCTTGGCGGCAGCACGTAAATTATACTCACTGCGTTGAAACTCCATACGACCGTTGTATATGCTAAGATCTATTTGGTCTTCGCCAAACCATTCAATAAACTTATTAACATATCCTTCTACTTCAAATGTTCTATCAGTAATCAACAGTTTATTGCCCATCACTATACTGTCGTCGCGAATCTGCAGAGGACTGGTTGGAATCATGTTTTTCTTAACTAGGTCAGGACGAGCACTGGCAAATCCCATTTTACCGTTAACATCAACATAATCAAGTATGCTGTTTTTGTAACCCAACTCTTTAGGAGTGGCTTGCAGTACTTGTATACCATGACTTTTCATCTGTGTTTTGAAGTATTCGATATCTTCTATAGTTTCGTGCATGATTTTCTTTAGCACTGATGATATGCGTGAATTTTTTACACCGTCAAAAAAACTAGGATCATACACACTGCCCACGGCCACTACTTCAAGTGGTTGCAATTCGTCCCAACTGTTTAATTTAATTTTGTCCATCTGGCCAATCTCTGTAATAGGCATGCTGTATGTTTCCTGCCACAAATTGATTAAAACTTTTATGTTTATCTTCTAACTCCCCTTCTAAAGGAGCCACACGTTGAAATGCTGTTTCTAACTGTGCCATATTATTAAATTCCATCATAATATGCCACTCGGGAATATCCATACTACGGAACCCCATCTTACATCTAGTAATTCTATAACTTACCATCTTGCCTTCGCTAACAAGATGATCTAAAAAAGAACGCATATTATTAACCCAATCAAGGTCACTAATATCCCCTGCTTTGTCGGCCCAGACGTGGTATATGTCCATTATTGCCTTTCCGCCCAACTACGTTCTAGACACCAAAAACATTGTTCACAAGTAGGAACATATTGCCCTGGTGTATAAGTTTCATAGTTTAATCCATTAAACACGTCCGGATACACATTAGTATCACCTTCACAACTGCGTGTTATGTAATACAAATCTAATATATTAAAATGTTTGTATTGTTGATATATCCAATCTTTTTCTACAAATCGAAAAGGATGGCAACTAACTCGACCCATGTGTACTGTTATCATTTTAGTTAAATTTTCTAGTACTGGTTCAATATCTCTAGTTGGCATTGCGCCATTTAACGGCTCATGAGGATTATGCGTTACTGCATTAAAATAAGCATCAAGATTTTCTGTGTGTGCTATGTATTCTGCGTGAGCTCGAATTTCAATAGTGTCGCCACTTTTTAGTTCACCGTATTCGTCTATAATTGTTGGGCCTTTAGATCCCCACTCAAAATCAGGTGGAACAAAGTTTTCATGTCTAACAAATTCAATATTTGGAAACTGTTGCTGTAGCCATCTAAAGACATCTAAACTATTGTATTTTTGCCATGGGCGTAATTTCCACATACGCACATTACTAATTACGTGTACTTTAGATTCAAAGTTATTTTCACTAATTATTTTAGAAATTAAAAATGCTAATAGAGCACTGTCGGCACCTCCACTTACGCTAATGCCAATATTGCGCCAATCGGGTGCCAAAGGAACGGCTACTCCGTTAATATCGTGTAATATGCTGGTGTAAGGCGTTGCTTCATAAAGTGCCTTTAAAGTGTCTCTAATCATATAAGTATTTAAATGCTACAGCCGACCAACAAAAAATTTCCTATCCAACCCATTATCGATCAAGTTCTGTCATTGGAATTTGATAAAAGATTGTCTCTTAACGAAACTAAAGGAACAATCTTTAATGGCCCGTATGTTACTAAATCAGAATTTGTAGGAACTCCGTTAGGTGATTTATTGGCTGGACTGGACAGTGTAGGGGAAGCCAGGTTAATGAGACTTCGTCCAGAAGAGTGCTATATGGCACATAGCGACCCTGATGATCGATTACATCTGGCAATTACTACTAACCCTTATTGCTATCTCATCGATTTAGACGAAGATAAAATGTATCACATTCCTGTCGACGGCGAAGTTTGGTTAATGGATACTGGTCCTAGACATGTAGCAGTTAACTTTGGTAGTCGAGACAGAATACATTTGAATATTCGTGTTCCTTTGCCAGATATTAAAGAAAACCCAGTTCATATAAAAATGTTAGGCGGTGATTTTGATTTCAAACACATCATAAACACTAACATGAGCACTTTTATGAACCGTGCTATAAAGAAGGGCGATGTCACTGGATTCCGTTGGATCAACGACAGGGAAATAATGATTTCTTACAAGGACGAAACTGTTTTAGAAAGTTTTAAAAATTTAATTTCTCAAACAGGAATGCACTACGAAATTTTAAGAGTTTAATTTCTTTCTTTCTAAGAATTGATCTGTTGGCTTTGAAATTGTAGGTGTTTGTCCACATATACGAGCACACATAATCATTTTCTTATTAGTCCAATATTCTTCCCACACTGTCTGCCAAGGTTCAGAATCTATAACTGTTTTTATACCAACATTAACAGCATCTAATGCTTGTGGTCCGCCTAATGCGTCAACTAGGTCGTGATACTGTCGTTTAATTTCAGATCGTATATGCGCATTAACATTATCATAATCATATTGTGTATAAGGTGCGCTGGCTAACCAACAGCAGGGCATGATCATTTTAAATGCATCTATATAGATTTCTCTATCGCGTTGTACTTTACAACTAATTTCAAGAGGCATGATAGTTTGTTTATAATTGTCTATCATTTCTTTGCTAATAAAATGCATCTTGTTATCGCTAGGAGGTTCAATATAATGAGTGATATTGCCTTCCTTATCAATAACTCTGTATCTAGGTTCTCCTAAAAATCTACTAGAGTTTTTTAGTGTAAAAATTTCAAATCCTAACTCTTTAGCACGTCGACGTGCTTCATCTTCCTGATGTTCGTTATGTTTAAATTTTAAGAATACCCACTCAGCACGACCTCCCGCATCTATAAATGCTTTGGCATTACGTATGACATTTTCGTAAGTTGTTCCGACTCGATATAAATGATGCGTGTCTTCTAATCCATCAATACCAAAGTTTACCATGTGATTCTGCGGTAGGCTACGAGCTAAATCTTCCCACCAGTCTGTTTTACGAGCACCACCGTTGGTATGTATATTAATAACAAGATTAGGACTTTTTGGTACTATCCATTTTATCATGTCTAAAAAATCGTTGTTTAATAACGGATCTCCAAAGTTTCCACAAAAGTAGATGCCTTTAACTTGTGCAATAACTTCATCCGTAAATATGTCTTGGAAATCTTTTAATGTCCAATTATTAATTTTTAACAATGGATTGGGTTGACCGCCGTGGTAGTTTCTAGCACACATTGGACAACTGGCTTGGCAGTTGTTGGTTATTTCTAAATGAATGGTTTGGAGTTCGTTAAATTTAAACATACTGGATATTTACTTTTTATTTCCATGATGCTAAAATAAAATAAGTACATTATGAATTTTAGCAAAGAATACATAGAAGGCGCAAGAGAATATCTGCACACTTCTGCCAAATGTTTAAAACTAGATTTGGAAATTCCATACGAAGCCATGGCTGCCGAAGCACAGGCACTAAAAGATCATTTTATTAGATATAGAAAAGATGACGGATACGATCATCATGATTGGTTTAGTTTACCTATATACGGTCTAAGTTTAGATCGACCAATGAGTTGGGATGCCTACGGGTATAAGAGTGCTAACGAGGCTGCTAAAGATTTTACCTGGACTGAAATTGCGGATCAATGCCCAGTAACAGTAAATTGGTTAAAAAATGTTTTTCCTAGTCAACAATTAGGAAGAGTAAGATTCATGCTTTTAAAAGCAGGTGGGTTTATTAGTCAACATCGAGACAGTCCTTACTCTATACCTGATGCTATAAATATTGCTCTTACCAATCACCCTAATTGTGTTTGGCAATGGGCAGACGGATCTAAAGTCGATTTTAAACCTGGAGATGCCTATGCTATGAATCTTAGTTATGAACACAGCATAGAAAATCGTAGCACAGAGGATCGATATCATTTAATAGTACATCATCATGACAGTACACCAGAATGGAAAACCATGATGATTCAAGCAATGGAGAGGCAAAATGCCACGGGTGATTTTTATTACAGTACAGATCTCTACTAATCATCCTTGGTTAAATGCCAAGATGTTACAGATTACAGAAGCAGGTCAGTATCAACTTAGCGAAGGTAACTACCCAGTAGTTACTGTGAATAGTTATGAACAAATTAATGATTATTTAGATCAAGCCGACTGGCTGTTTGTGGAAACTGCGGGTGATGTGATTATTAACAGAGATCACTTGTGGAATAAAATACATAGTCTAACTGATAATATCGGAGTTATGGGGCATATTATTTGGTACCCTGAAGACAACACTCCCCACTTACACGATCAATGTTTTATTATTAATACTCGCGCATTTCCTAAAGGACTAAATTTTTCTTCTTACAAAGATTATGGATCCAGATTTGTTCGAGGGCACGGCGACATGAACTGCGGACATGCTCCACTTAGCGTGTATTTGGCAGAAGAAAAAACAGAAAGAGTCATGGACTTTGGCGCAGCCGTTATGGAGGAGGCACTAAACCAAGGCTATACAGTTGTTAACTTTAACGAAGACTGGAGATATCCAGAAAATAATTTAAAATTTATTTCTATAGAAGATTTAGTTGACGACCTAGGGTTTGATAAAGATAGATATCGCTTGCCGGCACGTGGCCATTTTTATCCTAAAATACGTCCAGAATTATTTGAACCAGCACTTAAATCTTTAACAATTACAGAAGACCTTGATGAAAGTCAAATAATGATTATTGCTATTATTAAAAAGGCTCTGGAATTTAATTATTTAAATGTGTGGCATTGGGACTGTCATGCTCCGCACATACAAGCAGATGTAGTAATCAGTCCGGCTAACGGACTTTTAGGTGAAAGCATGGCTCTTACTAGCAATGCTAAGAAAATAATTTTTTATGATTTAAATCCTAATAATATAGAATTTAAAAAATCTTTATATCAATCATGGGAAGGAAAAAATTATCAAGAGTTCGCTAACTCCTGGGCAAAAGAAAGAAATATTGGTATTGAACCGCATTTAGATAGTGCTCAGTGCGAGTCTCAAAAGTATCAAGGATTAAATGAAAAAATATTAAACAACTGGGACCATTTTAAAAATTTAGAAGTAGAGTTTCATAATATTGATCTTTTATCAGAAATTGATTTAATAGTTTCAAAATTGAACAATGCATTTATTCACACTAGTACTATTTTAAATTATTTTATGATTAGCAATTTTTTACATAGTAAAACTGAAATATTAGATGCTAGAAATAAAATTACAAATCGTTGTTTGTCACGCAACTCGCACTGGCAGGAAAGCACATGACTTATCGATTGATACCGTTCACTGAAAATTTAGATTTAACAGAGTTTTATGCCGAATGTGCTCGCAGAGGTTTTGAAAATAATGTCAGTCAAAAAACTATGTTTGACTGTTTTAAAAACGAACGAGAGTGGGCCGGCTGGTTATTAGAATACAACGGAGAAATTATTGGAGGAGTTTGTTGCCATAGTTTTGACGATGTTATGGGTCCAGGCAGTTATAGATTATTGGCAAGAACTGTATGCTTTACTGACCGAAGTCATAAACCTATGCACAATGTTCGAGGTTTTGTGTTTAAACATCAGTGCGTGGCTAGTCAGTTTTATATGCCTGTGGCTATACAATGGGCAGGGCGAGATAAAAAATTTTACGGCACTAGTAATGCTAACAGTGTAGGTACTAGTAGAATTAGCCATAACATTTGGTTTCCTAAACATGTAGAACAAGGAACTTTTTATAAAGCCAAGGAAGTATTTTACAGAGGATGGAACCAAACAGTATGGGGATTAAACATTGATACGTATTTTGAACAACTTAAAAAATTCCCTAAATGGGAATGCGAATTTCCTAACGACGACCCACGACCATAAATCGTGTGTATAAAGGCAGTTCTAGTTCTCCTGCCCATAATACATCCACATCACACTGAGATTTAAATTCATCTAAAGTTTTAGCAATTCTAACGTGCTCAGGAATATTATAATTGTTGCTCTGTAATACTAGAATACTATTTCTAGGATGACCGATTGACCAAGTATCGTATTGATCCTGTGTAATATGTTCACAACTGGTATTAATTATAATATCAGCGTCACTGCGAATAGTACACATATCTGCTGTAACTGCTCTAAACCTTCCTTGTTCAAGTTCTATTTGATTCATATCAGATGCAATTTTTTTGCAGGTTGGGTCTATGTCAATGCTACGAATGTGTTTGATTGGTAAACCAGATTGAAACAACATACTGGATAACACTCCTACCCATCCGCCATGTATGTCTATAGACACTTCTTGATTAACAAACGGTTTAATATTATCTATTAACCATTCTTTACTAAGAATCTGCCCTCTCCAAAAAGCATCCAAGGTACGCATAGGATCTTTACTAGATCTGATAGCTCTCATCCAGTGATGTAGGTGTTCTGTATCTATTTGCATTTTTTTAAAATCTTTTCTAAAAAACTTATTGGGTTAGGTTGAGGTATTGTAGACTCTACATTTATATATTTTAAAAAATCACGAGCAAATGCAGTGTGACCATCTATACCTGCATGGTCGCCATCTAATGCTTTTTTGTAATTTCTTTCGTAATTGCCCATGAATAAAGGTACATAAGGAATATTTTCAAAAAGTTCTTTATCTCTAGGTTCAGCAATCATTTGATAAAACTCTATGCCTAGCCCTATTAAATGATTATAGGAATCTCTTATGTAAAGTTTTGTTGTTATATCTGCATCATAGTATGCATGCAGATTTTCATAATAACTACGTGCCATTATTTCTACTTCTCGATGACTGTTTCCTACCTGGCTAGGTAATAAATTTGTTATGTTAAAGGGATTTTGTATAACCGCAGTTCTATCAGGATACGTCCATAATATCAATACTAAGTCATCGGGCCGGAATTTAAATTTAGATATAGTATACCAAATTCGTTTGTTACTAGACCCTGGTACTGATTTGTTAATGCATTTTCTTCCAAGAGTTGATGCAACTAATTCTGGCCAACAATATTTGCTAGAATTTTTAGTATTCGGCCAACAATCTTCTAATCCTACACCGTAGGTCATAGAGTCTCCGAATGCTATTAATCTTTTCATTTTACTTTTGGTATTTTACTGTCTGCTGAACTAACACATGTTGGAGTTATACATTTTTTAGGACTATCAAATAATTTAAATCCACTTATCAAAGTACCCAATGGTTCGTCATGACAACTATAACTACGTTTAACTTCGTTACCTCTTATTATAACACTCTGATATCCAGCATTACAAGACCAATTTTGAAACTTATTAAAACCAAATGCGTTAAATCTTTCGGCTTGATCAAACAAATATTCGTGGCCTAACTCGTCAAATAACGCTATTTGATACAACTGTTCACCTCTTGATAATTGAGGAAATCCTGTTTGCATTGCTTCTATCATTTTATCATCATAACCACTAACTACAAAACTAGCAGTGGAGTCACTTTGAGGTTTTAATGTTACATTTATACCTCGCTTATAAAGTCGTTCGCAACGTTCATATGTTTCCCAAAATAATTCTGGCACCATGACTTGATTTACTGTTACATGAACACCTTCATAATTTAACTGTAAACACTTATCTCCAAATTCTTGTTCACGTGCAAATTCTGCATGAAAACTGGCTGTTATACTTCTGCGTTGTAACATTTCAGTATTTTTACACCAAGTGTTCCACCACTTACTTCCTGGACTTAGATTAGTTGTCATGTGAATACTTTGATAAGGAGAGGCTACCCCGTCATCTAAATGTTTAACTAAATCTAGTAATCGTTTATATGCTGTAGGTTCTCCGCCACTAAAACTCCAATGGAAGTCTGTAAATCCTCGTTCACGTGCTTGACGTTTTATTTCGTCAACAGTATTTGTATAAATTTCATAATCTAGATGATCTAATTTGTCACTTCTAGCATAAGGCCAGCAGTAACTACAATTATAATTACAAAAACGACCTAATATCCAACTGACGTTGAACAACGGTCGATCAAGCATGGTGCGTTGACCAAATTTAACTATTCGGTGGAACGGGATATCTCGAAAAGAATTGTCGTAACCATTCAAAGTCATTTATTTTACCTAGTGCTTCTAAATCTCCAGCCTTGTGCATGCCATACATTTTGCCATCTTCTGCACCAAGGTATGCCCAATTGCCGTGGGGTCTGTCTACGTGTGGGGTACACCACTCCATTAATCTGTGTTCAGTTTCAACATCAACCTGTCCGTCTATAACTTTACTGGCTAACTTAACACACTCACGAAAGGCACTCTTCCAAGTGTTAAACGGATCTGTATTAAAAGCAGTAATGTTACTAACTTCAGACATTGCTTTAAATTTTGTACTGATGCTAGTAGTCATATCTGGCTTAGAAGTATCCATATCCAGCGTTAACTTACGCGGTAATAGTTTTACTCCACCGTATCCGTACTCTAAATCGTTTATAGGATTGCGACTGCGCCATACATGGACTACATCTAAGTCCCATTCGCTAACTTCGTAGTCAAAATTAAATGTAGGTAATACCTCTGCATCGCCATCCACTACCCAAAACATTTTAGTAAAGGCTTTTTTAGCCGCGGCAATATGTGCTTGATGAATTCCTGCCACATTGGTAACACGTTTAGCCAAGGGGTATCGATTTTTTAATCGTTCCCAATTGGCTTCTGCATTGGGCTCACCGTAACTGATAAACACTATGTCGTACATTAGTGCCACTCCACTTCAGGAAACATTGTTATAGTTTTGTATTCAGTATTACTGGTATCGGACGAGATACGATAGATCATATCTGAAAGATGGTGTGGATCTAAAGCGTTAGTAACATCACCGCAAGGATATGGATTATTTTCATTCCATAAGGTTGTGTTAATACCGCCTGGATGTATACTAGATACTTTTATACCCTTCTGTTTAAGTTCTTGGCCTAACACTCCGGCAAAACTTTTTAAAGCGGCCTTGCTGGCACAGTAAATGCTTTGATGTTGAATTTCTCTTAGTCCTGCTACACTATTAACAAAAACAATTTTTGAGCCTGACTCCATTATTGTTAACGCTTGATTAGTCACATACATTGTGCCTTTTACATTAGTATCAATAACATTAGCAATATCAAAATATTTTGAATCTGCAAAGTCGCCTATATGAAAAGCAGCCGTATTGTTTATTAACACATCAATTTTAGTTTTAGTTTTTTTAAGTAGATCAAATGCAGTATGAACTTGACCAATGTTAGCCACATCAGCAACTATGTGTGTATAGTTGTCATAACTCTTTAAATCTGTTCTACTAAATCCAATAACTTTCCATCCATTTTGTAAAAATGTTTCTGTTAGTGCTTTTCCTAATCCTCGACTGGATCCTGTAATTAATACTGTTTTCATTGCATATTTCTCATTCGTTCGCAGGCCTGTTCTATTTCACTGCGTGTTACGTCATTAATAATTTCACAACGGCCAATACTTGTAGGAACAGGTATATATTGATTACCATTGCGATGGTTCATTACATCTTGTAGACCTGCCCATAGCAAGTCAACATTATAAAAATCGTTGTGTTCTGTAGGCAAGTCACAACTGCGAACAGTTTTAAAAATACGTTGTAAATGATCGTTACTGATATAACCTCTTAAATTACTAATACAAGCACTTAAAAGACAATCGAGTATTACTGCTTCTCCGTGCAATAAGTTAGGAACATTTTTCATTTCAACCATAGGACTAAAAGTATGTCCAAAATCCACAGGACGCTGTAAGTCACGTTCCCAGAGATTATCATTTAGTTCTTCAGTCATGCCTGAAATTGCACGATCAATTATTTTATCTGCTAATACGTGATTTTGGAATTTAAGTCGAAGTAGTTCTTGCGGATTAAGTTCAATTAATTCAAATAATTGATAATCAAGAACTATGGCCAATTTTAAAATTTCTGCCATACCGTTGGAAATTTCTCTATGATCCTGCGTTTTAATAAAAGACTTATCAATTAATGTTAATGTTGGAGGATAAAAACTACCAATTCTATTTCTAAATCCAAAATGATTAATACTTGTTTTAGCACCCACACTAGCATCGACAATGGCTAATAAAGTGGTTGGTATTCTTACATAAGGCACACCCCTACGATATATGCTACAACAAAAGCCCACTAAGTCTAACAGAACTCCACCGCCTACAGCAATAACTGTTTCTCTACGCAGTAATTTTATGTCCTGAAAAAACTTTAAAACACGTTCGGCGTTTTTCCAATCTTTTTCAGATTCTGTGCTACGCACTGTAAAAATTTCTGTACCAGCAGGAATTTTATCTTTATACAACGCATACACAGTTTCGTCAATGACTGCTATTCTACGTTGACCAGGAATAACGTCCCAATCTAATGCATTGGATACTTTAACTATATCAAACTCTACAGGAAGAGTAGTTTTTACACGCCATGTCATAATAGTTTATTTACGAGAGCGCAAGCATGAGCATAAAAAAACTTTGCCGCTTCTATGTTTCCAGCGTGACATTTAAACGGCAACATACGAAAAAACTGTGTGGCTTCGAATAATCTTATTAGCAAATATTCTTGGCTAGTGTATCTGCGCTCTAATTCCTCGTTAAATAGTTTATCAAAATACAATAGATTTTTTGGAAACTTAGTGTCGAATCCTGTAACATTTCCGTTTACACGTATCACACTGTCATTAAGAATACCGTAGTAACTGCTACTACACTGTAATATCTGACTGTAATCCATAAATTTACTGTCTACTATACCTTCCTCGTATAAGTCAATAAACACTATACCAGTGTCTTCACTATAGAGAATATTTTCTAATGTAGGGTTTCCGTGTACGTAACTTTCTGTAGTTATAACCTGATCAAACAACTTAGATACTTGATCTAATTTATGTTTAATTCCACTAAATGTTTCTCCCCAGTGTACGTAAACATCCATTTGATAAAAATTTTCAAACTCAGAAAATTGTCTAGCATCATTAATTTTTTGTAAAACTTCTTCTTGAAAATAAAGTTTTAAACTGCTGATGTTTGGCTGATAAGTGTGTTGATGTAAAGTGTCAAATGCCTGCCACAACTGTTGATGCATTCTTTCAGTCTGTTGGACGTCTAGTAAATTTTCTTTAAACAGTGTTTTAATATCTTTAGCATCAATATATTCAATGTCAAAATATGCGCCTTTATCGCACACACCAGCATCTAATACTCTCGGTACGTGCTGAGGAATTATCTGATTAAATCTTTGTAATTTTTTTAGTTGGCTGTACCACCGTACATAGCCGTATTCTCTATCGGCAGTAGTTGAAATAGTTTTTCTTACAAATTTGCGATCACCGTCAACATATAAACAAGTTGAATTTAAACTACCGCCTTTTAGTTCAATTATATCCATATTAAAAATCTAATACCCACTCAGGTAAGGAACCGCCTACATATCCCCATTTTTCTATTGCTGTCAAAAACTCTTTTCCAGGAGTTTTGTCAATGGCCTGACGCATGGCTAGTGCTCCGGCTAGAGTACCGTCTGGGTGTCCGTGTACAGCACCGCCGCAGTTAGCAAGAAAATCAGTGCCAAATTTGTCTGCTGTTGGGTTAACAATTCCCGGATGCATGCCGCAACTTAATGCTGGCAGTACATTTCTCTTATGTAAAGTTTCCATGGTGTATTTAAGTTCATCTTCGTTGTCACTTAAATAGCCTCCCCACATTCCTGCATGGATAGTATCGACTCCGCACAGGCCTGCAAGATCACATAGCACTGCCCAATCGATACCAAAAGGATTACGCTTGTCTGTAAGAATCTTATCACCGCTCTTTTGGTAATGTATAAACAATGGAAGATCCAATCTGCGTATTGAATTATAAACTCCTAATCCACTCCAAAAATTAATGTGGATACCATTACCACCATTGTTGGCTACGAACTTAGCACGGTCAAGAATAGTATGATGATCGCCGTTAATACAGAAGCAATAGATAACTCCACGTCCGCAGTTATTAACAATATTTGAAATTAATTCAACACGATCCTCGAGACGACAAAATGCTGGGTTACTAAGAATCTCATCTTCTTTAATAAAATCGACACCGCCATCTAATAGTTCTTTAACCATGTCGGCCAGCGTACTAGGACTAATACCAGTTTTAGGTTTTACAATGGCTCCGGACAGCGGTTTGTCATAACGATTAACAAATTTTCTAATACCGGTAATGCCCCTGCGAGGTCCTAAAAATTGTTGTTCAACATCTTTAGGAAATTCAACGTGTTTTAATCTACACGATTTGAATACATTGATATCCATCTGACCGCCCATTAATTGGCACATAAGGTGACTAATACCGTCGCCTTGCCAGTCAGAATTTATTTTAGGAAAACCAATCTTAACTGTACCACTATGCTTGCCTGTTAATTCTGATTCATTGTGATAAATCACACAGGATGACATTTCAAACAATTCATCAGTTTCCCACTGATTTCGTATTTTTGGATTTCCAACACTTTGACCTATAGCAAGATTCCAAGCGGCATCGCGTAAATCTCCTATGTCAGAATACGTTTCAATATAATATGTTGCAATAACACAACGATCTTTTTCTGTTTGAGTTAGTTCTCGAAAAAATTTCATACTTTTCCTTTCCGTTATTGTAAAGTATTTTTTATTTTTTGTCAACTATTTGGACTTCAAACTTATCATTAGGGTCGCTTAGATTCCGTACTACGACTAATTTAACATCTGTAAGATATTCGCATTGACTAATTTCGTAAGGCTCCAAAACAAAGATATCTCCTGTTTTAAAAATTTCTCCGTTTATTTTAATTTCGCCCTCTACTACTAGGTTAATCTCAGTGCCTTGTTTATGAAAATGATCTTGATGAAATTCACCTGCACTATGCTGATGAAACCCAACTTCAAAATTTTCTTTGAGTAGACTTGGTTCAAAGTTTCCTACAAACCAACCTTTAATAAAGTTATTAATGTGTGCTTTTTTCATTAATCAAACCTTGTGCTTAGTCTTTGAAATTCTGTTAAATCGTCTGGCGTTCCTACTGGCCAAAATTCTGTATTGCTTATAGGAAATTTTTTTACTGTTTTTCCTCTAGCAATGGAATAATTATAAACTGGCGCAACATAAAACTCTCCGTTTTCTTTGTGATTATCTTTAATCATCTGCTCGGCATCCTGAAAAAAGTCACGTGTATGTGACCAGTGATAATATCCTGTAGTAGCGTCGTTGCTAATAACTTTTTTCTCTCTTACTTCAACAACAACTCCGTTCTCTTCACGAACATAACTACATTTAGGACTGGTTTCGTTATAGGTTACAATATAACTTATTTCAGGATTTCTCTGTATTTCATCACGAAACTGATAAGATTTCCAATCCATAAATTGATCCCCGTTTACACTAAGCATTGGAGCATCTAAATCTTTAATATAAGGTTTGGTGTATAATAAACTTTCGGCAGCACCCTGTGTGTTACCATCTATGGCTATAATTTCATCCCCTAACCCTAATAGCATTTTTTCTAAAAAATTAAACTGCACCAAGTGTTCTTTTCTTATTACAAAATGAATTCGCCCTTTAAGTCCTATAGTTTCTACGCTGTGATATATCATAGGTGCGCCATGATATGCAATAAGATATTTAGGTAATTCGTAACCTGCTTGTTTAAAACGACTTCCCTGGCCGCATAGACCTATTAATATATTCATTGTATTTCCTTGGCTAAAACTTTGGCCCATATTTCGTGAGTTTCTTTAGTAGGGTGTCCATACTCGTGCCGGCTCCATTTATTATTATAAACTTCAGCACTCCACGTATTTTTCATATACATATTTTCTAATTCTATATTCCATTTTGATTTTGCGTAATCTTGCCATTGCTGAGGATGATTCCCAATAGCAACAAAATCAAAATATTTTATTCCTAATCCTTGACACAACATTCTTAAATTCATCATATATAATGCTGTCAAATTTTCTCCGTAACTGTCTGAATATATTTCATAATATGCTTTATGATA